ACTTCGCTTGGGCCGACCCGGCGAGCGTGAACACGAGTCAGGCGAGCCAATCCGGTTGGCAGATTGGTTTTGTCCACCGTGAAAACAATGCCATCATCACGCAGTTCCTTGCGGAATATGCGTACCTAATTCCGGGCGGATATCCGGTGACGTTGTTCTCTCAGGGCGATTTCTGGGCCAAGTTCCTGAGCGGTGCAGTGCCCGGTCAGTCCGTGTATGCGGACAGCGTGACCGGCGCCCCGATCGCGGCGGCGGCCGGCGTAGCGGGCGCGCAGGCGTTCACCGGTGCCATTGCTGGAACGACCCTCACGGTGTCGGCGGCGACCGGCCTTGTGCTGCCCGGCGCGTCCGTGGCTGGCACCGGCGTTGCGGCCGGTACCGTGATCCTGAAGCAGCTCACCGGCACCGCGAACGGCGCGGGTACCTATCAGGTGTCGGTATCTCAAACCGTCGCGAGTGAAGCTCTGACGAGCACGCTCGTTGCCACTCCGTGGCTGGCGAACAGCAAAGCGGCGGCCGGCGAACTCGCCAAAATCTCGACTTGGTAAGGTAGGCTCGCATGGGTTTTCAGACGATCATCAATCGGCAGCCGGGGCTTGCGGTTGAGGGCGATTTCGCCGACGCGAACGTGCGGGCCAACGTGCTCGCGCCCCCTTCGGTGCCGAATCAGGGGCCGAGCGGATATCCCGGCGCGGCCGGCGTTGTCGCAATGATTGCGGCGCCGCTTGCCCTCACGTCTGGGCTCTTGCCCGTAATCGGGTATTTCGCGTGGCTCGACCAAGTGACCGGGTACGTGCAGCTCTCGAACAACGTGCCGGGCGGCGACGGAGCGGCGAAAATCGGATTCGTGGGACGCCAAGGCAATCTGGCCAACGCGGCGATGTTGCAGCAGTTTCTCGCGGATGACACTCTGCTTGTGCTGCCCGGCCGTGAAATCACGCTCTATGACCAGGGCTCATTTTGGGGCCGCTTCGCTGGCGGCGCGACAGTCGGTCAGAAAGTGTTTGCCGGCAATGGTGCGGCACAGCTCGCGTCGGCCGCAGCCGGGGCTGTCGTGCCCGGCTACATCGAAACCAATTTCTACGTGGACAGCCCGGCCGGCAACGGCGAGCTTGCCAAATTCTCAACCTGGGGTTAATTGACAATGCGTATCCGTAATGCTACCCGACTGGCGTTCGACGGCGCTCGTTTCAGCGAAGCCGTGAAGGCCGGTCACATTTCGGCGATTCTCCAAGCGCTGGAACAGCGTGCGGGTATCGTGTTTGACTCGCGGGCTCATGACATTCGCGGCGTTCTGCCGCGCGTCATTGATCCCGAAACGAAGGCGATCGGCGACCTTGACACGATCGCGATGGACGCCCAGCCGCAGCTCGTTACCGTGAGCAACGCGGGCATCCCGGCGTTTTTGACCAACTACCTTGATCCGAAACTTATCGAGGTGTTGGTTTCGCCGATGAAGGCGGCCGTGATTGCGGGAGAAACTAAAAAGGGCGACTGGACTACCACGGTTGCAACCTTCCCGGTCATCGAGTCGGACGGTGAAGTTTCCAGCTACGGTGACTTCAACTCGAACGGCAGCGTGAACGCCAACGCGAACTTCCCGCAGCGCCAGAGCTACCACTACCAGACTTTCACGCAATGGGGCGAGAAAGAGCTGGCCGTTGCGGCGCTCGCGAAAATCGATTGGGCCTCCCGGCTCAACATCGCGTCCGCGCTAGTGTTGAACAAGTATCAGAACCTGACGTACTTCTTCGGTGTGGCCGGGCTTCAGAATTACGGTCTCCTGAATGACCCCGCGTTGCCCGCGTCCATCGCGCCGACGACCACGTGGAACAACGCGACCGGCGATGTTATTTACACCGATTGGGTGCGCCTGTTCCAGCAGCTTCAGACGCAGGCGAACGGCACGATCGATGCCGAGACGCGCATGACGGCGGCAATGTCGCCGGTCAACGCGGTGAACCTGAACAAGACGAACCAGTACAACGTCAACGTGTACGACCAGCTCAAGAAGAATTTTCCGAATCTGCGCATTGAGACTGCGCCGGAATATTCGACGACGAGCGGCGAGCTTGTGCAGCTCATCGTTGACGAGGTGGACGGTCAAGAGACCCTCACGGCGGCGTTCACCGAGAAGATGCGCGCCCATGCGATGGTAACGGACACGTCCTCTTTCAAGCAGAAGAAGTCGCAGGGTACTTGGGGCACCGTGATTTTCCGCCCCGTGTACGTTGCGTCGATGCTCGGCTAAAAGCCGGCGTTTCCTCGGGAACGGGCCAAGGACGGCCCACGGGGCGGGTATGCTAGGCGCGTTCTACCGTTACAGTACCCCGCCCCGGCCGCCTCCGGTCGAAGGCGGGTTTGCCTCCTTCAATTCTCGATTCCAAGCCGTGGCCGGTGCTGGTGGGCTCGTATGCGGGCCGGCCGGCGTGACCGTTGCGCGCTTCGGTTGGGTAGACTTCAATTCGGGGCTGGTCTACAGTGCCCGTCAGGCCCCCTCGAACCGCTTGGGGTTCGTTCTACCCGTCAACGGCACATGGCAGAAAATATACCGCACAACGTCCGCCTCGGACGGAACCTGCATACGCGTACTCAGGGCCGGGCTTCCCGTGACCGTGTGTCTACGCGGCGACTTTTACGTGCGATTCTTAGGCGGCGCTTCGCCCGGACAGGCGGTTTATGCGAACCCGTTGGACGGCACCCCTTCTGCGGGGGTAGTATCCGGCTTCGAGCTTACCCCGTGGACAGTCGTCGCGGGCTGTAATCCGGGCGGGCTCGGCATTATAAGCACGTGGGCGACATTCAGCCCGTAACCATTGAGGCACGCATGAGCGGTATTTGTGTTGTTGGTTGCAAGCTCCCGAACGGCTTGATTGTTGAGTTGGGCAAGCCGGGCACGTCGAGCTACAAGCGTATCACGCTTCAGGGCGCGAACGCATCTCGCATTGTTGGCGGGTACGGCCTCACGCCGAACGTTGACAAAGACGCGATGGAATCCTGGCTCAAACAGAACGCGGAACTCGCATACGTCAAAAACGGGTCCGTGTTCATCCAGGCCGACACGAAGTCGGCTGAAGCTCGCGCCAAGGAAGGACGCAACGAGAAAACCGGGCTCGAACCGGTGAACCCGCTGGAGAAGCGCCCCGGTATCGTCGTTGACGAGGAAGCTGCGAAGGCGTACCGCAAGCAGGTTGCCGAGAATCCGACTCGCAACCGTCAGATCATCGAGTAAAACCGTATCATGACTGTCGTGGCGTGTCCCCCGTATCAGGCTCCGGTTCACGGTGTCGTTGAGTATTCCGACGCTGAATTTTTGCAGTCGTACCCGGAGTTTACCTCGAACGGGTCGCCCACGACACGACAGTCATGTTTTACGCTCGCGACGTTCATTCTCCGCAATAGCTGCAACGACTGTTTCGGAATCGATGATGCGAACCAACGTCAGCTTTTGCTATATCTGCTGACGGCACATTTCATCCAACTTCGGTATGGAGTGAACGGCCAACCCGCCAGTGGCGTTGTTGGCCGTGTGAGTGATGCGACCGAAGGAAGCGTGAGTGTTGGGCTTGATTGGCCTGAGCAGCCCAACGCAGCTTGGTTTGCGCAAACACAGTACGGCGCCACATTCTGGCAGCTCACCGCACCGTTCCGCACCGCACGATACTTTCCCGCTCCGCAAGGATGTGACTGCGGCCCCCTCGAAGGGGCTGGCGCGTGGCTCGGTCCAACGGGGACCGGCTGGCCGGGATGGAATGGTGGAAGCTCCTGACGAAACGTTCAGTATTCATTTTCCGGCGTTGCTCCGGTTTCGACTGTGGCTCGCCGCGTTGTTGGTCCGACTAGCTCAACGAATCCTCGGCGGTTTGGTTCCCGATATCCTAGACCTACATGGCGACTCGTAATCTGAATTGGGGAAACGCGCGCTTCGTGCGGACGCTCGAAAACATGGCACAGCGCATGGGCACGGGGGGAACTGTTCGAGTTGGGTTTCTCGAAGGGGCCGCATATCCCGAAGACGAGTCAGGCAAGTCACTCTCGGTCGCAACCGTGGCGTTCTGGGACGAGTTTGGAACCAAAAACTCGCCGCCCCGCCCCTACTTCCGACGCATGGTTGCGAAGGAGTCGCCGAATTGGGGCCGCAAGCTCGCGGCCGTCGCGCGCCATGCGAACTACAACGTGAAAACGACGCTTACTCTCATGGGCGAAGGCATTAAAGACCAGCTCGTGACTAGCATCAATGAATTTTCCGACCCTCCCAACGCGCCCTCGACGATCGCCAAAAAGGGGTTCGACAAGCCGCTGATTCACACAGCGCTCATGATTCGCTCCGTCGATTACGAGGTGCGACTGTGAACCTCCACGGCATTGTTCGCCCCGCGATCACGACCGTGAACCCGGATACGGCTGTACCGTGGCTGAAGTCTACCGGCTACACGACCAACGCGGCCGGCGACAGAATTCCGAGCTACGCGGCCCCTGTGACGATCCAGGCGCAGATACAGGCCGCGACCAGTGACGATTTAGAGCACGTGGCGGGCATCAGTCAGCAAGGCGATTACCGCGCCGTATACTGTTATGGGAAGATCGCCGGCATTGATCGACCGGACCAAACGGGCGGCGACGTGTTGCAGTTCCCCGAGATACCGGGCGGCACGGTGCGGGATTGGCTAGTGGTCAAGGGCGACGAACAATGGCCTGATTGGTGCCGCGTCATCGTGAGGCTACAAACCTCGCCGCCAATTCCGGGGCAGCCGTAATGCCGCAGACAATCACGCCGACACTCGACGATGTGAACACTGCGTTGCGCTCGTTCCTGCTGTCGATAGTTCCCGCAGGAACCGAGGTGTTTAAGGCCGCGCAGAATCGCGCGGGCGCTCCATTGCCGTCAAACGGGTACGTGACGTTCATGGAAATGTTCGACAAGCGGCTTCGCACGTCGATTGATTCCTATGATTTTACGGCGGTGAATCCCACAACGTTGACCGTCGAGCAAGGCATAGAGTTGACGTATCAGCTCGACTTTTTCGGCCCGCTCGGGGGCAATTGGGCGGCAATGGTTACGACCCTGCTACGGGATGACTACGGCGCTCAAGCGCTCGCCCCCGCAGCGCAGCCGCTATACTGCGATGATGCCCGGCGCGATCCGACGTACGTGAACGATGAAGGGCAATATGAGGGGCGATGGATCGTGACGGCGGCCCTGCAATGGAACCCCCAGGTGACCCCGACGCAGCAGTTCGCCAATACGCTCGGGCCGGTCGGCATCGTGGACGTGGACGCCATCATTCCGCCCTGATATTATGTTGTGTGCGTGTAGCTAGGCAACGATTCTGCCAGCGTGGTCAGTATTCACCAGTTTGACGAGAGTGTCAACCCATGACTTCGATCCCGGCAAGCCAAATTGTCAACGTGATTCCCGGTGTGCTCGGGACCGGTGGCAATCCTCTTTCATTGAACGCGGTCTTTCTGACTCCTGACACGTCTATTCCGATCGGCACTGTCAAGTCGTTCGCGAGTTACGACGACGTAGCCGCATGGTTCGGTGCGGGCTCGAACGAAGCCGCATTGGCCCAGGTGTATTTCAATGGCTTCATTGGCTGCACCGCGCTCCCGTCCGCGCTGCTGTTCGCTCAGTACAACACTGCGAACGTCGCAGGATATCTGCGCGGTAGCACGTTCGGGGTCAACGCTCCGCTGTCGTCCATTACTTCCCTGTCAGGCACAATCGCCATTTCGATCGATGGTGGCGCCGTGCTCACGTCGGCAAACATCAACCTTGCGACCGCGACGAGTTTCACGAACGCGGCGGCGTTGATTACGACCGGGTTCACGAGTGCAACTACGCCGATCCCGGCTACCTGCACATGGGACGCGCAGCGCAACGCGTTCGTCATCACTTCCAACACGACTGGCGCGAGCAGCTCCGTTGCGTTCCCAACGGTCGATTCGATCGTTACCGGACTCAAGCTGTCGGCGGCGACCGGCGCGGTACAATCGCCCGGTGCGGTCGCGGCGGTGGAAGCCACCCTCATGAACGGGATTGTTGCCCAGACTCAGAATTGGGCGACGTTCATGTGCGTGGCCGAGCCGACGCTCACGAAAAAGCTCGCGTTCGCGGTGTGGGTCAACGGTCAAAACGACCGCTACATGTATGTCGCCAACGACAGCTCGACCCTCGCCTACGACACGGCAAACGACAGTTTCGGGTATCAGGTGAAGGCTGCGGCGTACGACGGCGTATTCCCGCTCTACGACCCATTGACGGCCGTCACCAACACGTTGTCGCAGGCAAACGCGAGCCTCAAGGCGGCGTTCGTATGCGGTACCACAGCGTCTATCAATTTCAACGAGACCAACGGTCGCATCACGTTCGACTTCAAAGGCCAATCCGGCCTTGCCGCCGACGTTGTTGACGCGACCACGGCCGCGAATTTGACTGCGAACGGCTACAACTTCTATGCGGCGTATGCCACCGCCAATCAGCAGTTCGTGTTCCTCCAGCCCGGACAGGTACCGGGCCGCTGGCTGTGGGCTGACCCGTACGTAAATCAAATCTGGCTGAACTCGAATTTCCAGCTTGCGTTGATGACGCTTTTGACCAACGTCAAGAGCATTCCGTACACGACGCAGGGCTATGGGCTGGTGCGCGCCGCGTTGCGTGACACCATTGACGCTGCGTTGAACGCAGGCGTGATCCGCTCCGGCGTGAGCTTGAGCAGCTCTCAGGCGGCGCAGGTCAATGCAGCGGCCGGTGTCTCGATTTCCGACGCGCTGCAAAACACCGGCTGGTATCTGCAAGTGAAGGACCCCGGCGCGCTCGTGCGCGGCCAGCGTGGTACGCCCAATATGACGTTCTGGTACACCGATGGCGGCAGTATCCAAAAACTGACGCTCGCCTCAATCGACATCGAGTAAGCACATGTCAACGATTACCTCGGCCAATAGTCAGTTCATCCTTCGTATTCCGAGCGTATTTCCGGCGCCGGTTCCGCTCCAGGGATATGCGACAGACGACGCGTTTGCTGTCGAGCCGTTCGACATCGGCGAGGCGCAAATGGGCGTTGACGGCATCATGTCGGCGGGATTTGTGCCGGCCGTCAAACGCATGACCGTGACATTCCAGGCCGACAGCCCCTCACTTATCGTGATGGACGGCTGGGTTGGCGCCGAAGAGGCAGCTCGCGAGAAGTTTTTCGCAAGCGCGGTGATTCTCCTCCCGTCAGTCGGCAAGGAGTATCGATTCACGAAGGGCGCACTGATTCAGGCAAAGAAACTGCCCGACGCGCGCCGCGTGTTGCAGCCCGTTTCGTATGTCATCGCGTGGCAGGACATCGCACCGGTTCAAGTCTAACCTTCGAGGCTTCCGCACATGGCCCGCAAAGTTGAACGCATCACGATCACGGACGAAGGACGCGACAAGGGCAAAGTCTTCGTCCTTACAGAAATGGCCGCCGACAAGGCCGAGCGCTGGGCTATCCGCGCATTGCTCGCGCTGACCAACTCGGGCGTAGACATTCCAGCCGACGCGGCCAACGCGGGCATGGCGGGCATTGCGGCGGCTGGGTTCGAGGCGTTGGGTCGCATCAAGTTCGAGGATGTCGAGCCGTTGCTCGACGAGATGTTTGAATGCGTTCAGCATGAGCCCAGGCCCGGTGTGTGCATGCCGATCATCAAGGGCGAAGGCTCCCAAATCGAGGAAATCAAGACGCGGTTTCGGTTGCGTAAGGAGCTGTTCCGGCTGCATACGGGTTTTTTCTCGGACGCCGCACCCCAGACTTAGGGGTTGCGGCTACAGTCGGGCCGGACGTAAAGCTCATCGAGTATGTCAACCTTCCCCGTATCATCGGCACGCTAGTATCGAGTAAAATAGCCACGCTCGCGGAATTGCAAACCGTTTACGGCGTGGAAGATGCGTATAACCTGCTCGAAGTCGTTACGGTCGATTGTGTGAACCAGCGAATCTTAAACGCCCATGCCGACCGTAATTGACAGCCTCGCCGTTGAACTCGGCTTAGACCCGAAGAAATTCAAGAAGGGTTTACAGGAAGCCGCGAAAGACACGAAGGAAACGGAAAACGTTGTAGTAAAAGCGGCCGACCATATGGTCGGAGCGCTTCACCGCGTCGCTACAGAATTCCTCGGGCTGTTCCTTGTCGTTCGGTCCGTCAGCGACGTTGTTGATTTCTTCGCGAACCTCAACGAATCAACACGTCAGCTCGGAATCAACTCGCGAAATTTCGGCGTAGCCGCGAATGAGCTTCGCTCGTTGGGCAACGTCGCAGAGCTTGCAGGCGGCCAAGCGGATGATGCGCTCAAAACCGTTCAGGGGTTGACTCAGGCCGAGTTCAACCGTGAGCGCGGGTTTGGCGGCAATGACGAACGTTTGCAGACTCTCGCATATCTGGGCGTTCCTTTCCAGGGCGAGCATGGCGGGCTCCGGGACATCAAGGGGATACTCCTTGATTTGAACCGTGTGTTGCAGCGGTTGCCTCAACCCGAGCGGTTACAGTTCGCGCAGAAAGCCGGCATACAGGGAGGGCTCGGGCTCGCCGTCGCAGAAGACCCCTCGAAGTTCCGTGCATATCTCGCGGAGCAGGAGCGGCAAATTGCGCTGCGCAAGCAGGATACCGACGCGGCCGAACGACTCGCGCGCGCATGGCTCTTGCTGCGTCAGGAAATGGAGCGGATTGCAACTCGCATCCTGACGGATATTTCGCCAGCATTGGAGAAGCTGTTCCGACGCATTGGCGATTTTGTGACTACGCATCAAGGCGACATCACAAAAGGGTTTGACAAGGTACTCGAATGGTTTAACGGCCCAGGACCGGGCCATGTCATTGACGCGTTGGTTCAAATAGGCGACGCGGCTATGAACGTCGCGAAGGCAATAAACGACATCGCTGAATTCTGGTTTGGAAAAACTGACAAGCCCGGCGAGGCGGCGATTGAGCCTGGAGTCAAACAAGGCTCTCTCCGTAGCCGCATCGAAGCCGCAATGGCCGTGCGGGGCGATATCAGCAAAATTGACGAGGTGCAGCTACGGGAATTATCCGGGCGTCATCGTGTTCCGGTCAATGTGTTGACTCAGGTACCGGGCGGAATCAGCGGTGAGGAAGCCGCACGAGCGCTTGAGATTCTGCACGGCCGAGTCGGCGGCGACAAAGGCGACCCGGATTGGTCCAAGACTCTTGCCGAGTTCAAGCGTCGAACCGTGTTCACGGCCCCAAACCCGAACGCGTTGAATTCGGCACGCGGTGCCGTTCCTACCCCGAACGTGCCCCGCCGCCCCGCTGCGAACGACTCAAAGCCAACGGCCATGAACTCGGGTACGAGCGTGCAAATCGACAACATGACGATCAATACTCGTGCGACGGATGCAAACGGTATCGCGGCAGATATGAATAGCGCGTTGCGTCGCAAACTCATGGTCGCACAAGCTGACGTTGGCATGGTGGCGTAATGGCAATCCCGCCAGTCATCAAGGTTCCGCAATTCCCGAACGTCCCGGCTTTGGCCGGTGTGCCGCAGCTCGCGCGGCTTCCGAACGTTCCACTGTCGTCCATTATTGCCTCAATTGGCAATGCGGCGATTCAGGGCCGACTGTGGCACGCCGTCAAACAGGCTCCGAAATGGGGTGTGTTTGACGCGAGTAATAACCCCGTCGTCATTCCTGACAACATTGTTGATTTTCACAATTCGGATGATTCGCGGGTTTCTAACTTCCCGGTACAAGACGGTCAGTTTGCGGCCTACAACAAGGTGGCGCTACCTTCGGAAACCGTTGTTAGGATGACGAAGGCGGGAACTCAGAGTGACAGGAAGGCGTTTCTTGACGCGCTCAAAGCGGCGAAAGATTCTCTCAACCTGTACACCATTCTGACACCCGAGCGTAGTTATCTGAAATGCAACTTGCAGCGGTTCGAGGTTATCCGTTCGGGTCCAATCGGTGCATACTTTCTCGCCGAAGTTGATTTGTTTTTCATCGAGATTAAACAGGTCAGCTCGACGTACTCGAACGCGGTGGCGAATACGCAGAACGCGCAGAATCCCGAAGCGCAGCCGTTCGGAAACTTGGGCAACGTGGCTCCGCAGGCGACTAGCACGTCAGACCAAGCGGCGGTTACGGCATCGGGCGTTACAGGGCAGCACTGATGCAAACCATACCGGTTACTGCTGTTCCTTCTCAGTCATTCGCTGTCACGTTGGCTAATCAGGCGTGCGCCATTTCGCTTACGACGCGCAACGGCAAACTGTATTTCAGCCTGAGCGTAGGAGGTGTTCCAATCGCGACAATGCGCGTGTGTCGCAACTCTCAACGGATATTGCTCGACTCGCAGTATCAGGGGTTTGTCGGCGACTTCACGTTTATCGACACGAAGGGCGACACGGACCCCACCTACACGGGTCTCGGCTCTCGCTACAAGCTGATTTACCTTGAGGCGGCCGACCTGTGAACAGTTTCGACGCGGTAAAGCGGCTGCGCGTGACGCTCACGCTCGGGCAAGACGGCGCGACATTCCCCGGCACGGATAACAACACTCTCATTCTGTCGGGACTCCGTACCCGTGTGAATATCGAAGGCACCGTGAACTATCCCGGTACGGCAGCAGTTCAAATCTACGGCATGCGGCCGGATGATATGAACGCGCTTACAATCGCATGGTTCGCCGGGCTTCGGGTGCCGAATAATTCGATTTTGATTGAAGCGAAAGACAACGCGCTTGCCGATCCTGCCGGCTGGTCAGAATTGTTTTTCGGCACGATGGTAGAAGCGCAGCCTGAGTATCGGGGGATTCCCGACGCGTATTTCAACATCCTGGCGAACGTCGGTTATTTTGGGAAGCTCTCACCAAACGCGCCGTCGAGCTACGCGCAGCCTACGCCAATCGCTACGGTTGCCGCCGACCTTGCGTCGAAAATGGGTTTGGCGTTTGAGAATAACGGCGTAACCGGCTCACCAGTCGGACCGTACTTCGCCGGTTCCTACATGGAGCAGCTCAAAGCCGCGTGTTTACAGGCTGGCGTTGATTTCTACATCGTTTCAAACACGCTCATCATATGCCCCCACAATGGCGCGCGTACAAACTCGCCTGTTATCGAACTCAACTCAAATTCGGGGCTCGTGGGCTATCCGGTCATTGATCGATCGGGGGTCACGCTGACTGCGTTGTTCAATCCGGCGTTTGTGGGTGGCGCTCGCATCAACTTGACTGGCTCGGCGATTCCGGCCGCTAATCGGCTATGGTCGATTTTCACCGTGCAACACACCCTGGAATCGGTGCTACCGGGCGGCGCATGGTTTTCGACTTTGCATTGCGTGCCGCAGGGAACTGTATGACAGCTTCAGCCCAGCAAACCCCCGTCTCGGTTGCTGCCGAATATCCGGCGCTCGCGTTTATCGTTCAGCAGCTTTTGTCTAAGGTACAAACCGCGTCGGTTGTCAAGGTCCTAGCGGTGCAGCCCGGCGCGGTCGGACCGGTCGGGTATGTGACAGTGCAAATTCTGGTCAATCAAATGACCGGCGATCGAACAGCCGTGCCTCATGGGTCGATACCGAACATCCCCTATTTCCGGCTCCAGGGCGGTACCAATGCCGTGATTATCGACCCCCAAGTAGGTGACCTGGGAATATGCCTGTTCTGCTCTCGCGATATTGCGAACGTCAAGGCGACGAAGGCGCAGGCGAACCCAAGCACGTTCCGCATGTTCGACTTCAACGACGGGCTGTACGTCGGCGGCATCTTGAACGGTACACCTCAGCAATACGTGCAGTTTGCGGCCGGGGGTATCACTATCGTGTCGCCGCAGCAGATTACGTTGCAGGCGCCAACGGTGAACATTCAGGGGTCGAGCGCGGTGAACATCGGAAGCCCCGCCACGGCCCTTACAGGCGGCAATACGAGCATTGACGGGAAGGCATTTTTGCCGCATAAGCATAGCGGTGTGCAGCCCGGCAGCGGTCAATCCGGGGGTGTCGTCTGATGGACACGCTTTTGCTCGACGTGGGCCTTTGGGACCTGTGCTTAGACGCCAACGGGAATATTGCGCTCGCCTCAGTGCCGTACGCCCGCGCCCAGGACGTGGCGAGCGCAATTCGGTTGTTCCTGGGGGAACTATGGTACGACTCAACCAAGGGGATTGACTATTTCGGTCAGATACTTGGCGACACTCCGCCCCTTACCCTATTTCAAGAATTCATGGTCACGGCCGCGTTGACCGTTCCGGGTGTCGTCACGGCTTCGTGCGTGGTAGAATCCTTCGATGACGCCGCGCGCACCGTGACCGGACAGGTGACTTTTACGGACGTGGACGGCAACACGTCAACGGTGAGCATTTAGCGATGACGGACACGAACGTTCCCGGCCTTGAATTCACGAGTACCGGCCTGACGGTGCCCAGCGAGCCGGCCGTTCTCGCAGGCGTGCAAGCCGATTACAACTCCGCGTTCGGCGGAAATCTCAACCCGTCGCTCGAAACCCCCCAAGGTCAGCTCGCCAGCTCTACAGCGGCGATCATTTCAGACGCGAACAGTATTTTTGCCGAATTCGTTAACCAAGTCAATCCCGACACGGCCGACGGGTTCATGCAAGACGCTATTGCCCGTATCTACTTCCTGAATCGCAATGCGGGCGCTCCCACGTCGGTGCAGTGCGTGTGCGTGGGCCAAGCTGGTGTTCCGATCCCGACCGGCGCGCGGGCGCAGGACACGAGCGGCAACATGTACGTGTGTACCCAAGGCGGCACTATCCCGGCTGGGGGCTCCATTACGTTGTCGTTCGCGAACGTGGTGAACGGTCCAATTGCTTGCCCGGCCAACACGCTAACGACCATTTTCACGGCTGTGAACGGCTGGGAGTCAATTAACAATCCGGCTCCTGGCATCGTCGGTACAAACGTCGAATCGCGAGCAGCGTTCGAGTTCCGACGTTCCCAATCGGTCGCGTTGAATGCTCACGGTTCGTTGCCGTCGATTTATGCGGCTGTGTTTGCGGTCCCCAACGTGCTCGACGTGTATGCGTACGAGAATACGACTAATAACCCGATCACGGTGGGCTCGACTTCCTACACGCTCGCGCCCCACTCATTGTATGTCGCGGCGGTCGGCGGCGATCCCAATGCCATCGCACAGGCGATATGGTCGAAGAAAGATGTTGGTTGCGACTACAACGGCAACACGTCCGTTATCGTTACGGATACCAGCGGTTACAGCATTCCGTATCCGTCGTACACGGTGAAGTTCAACGTGCCAACGACGCTTCCTATTTACTTCGCGGTACAAATCGCGAACAGTGCGAGTCTGCCGTCCAATATCGTGTCGTTGGTCCAAAACGCGGTCGTGAATGCGTTTACAGGGGCGGATGGCAGCACGCGCGTACGTATCGGCTCATTGCTGCTCGCGAGCAAGTTTTATGGACCAGTCGCAGCGATCGGTCCCGAGGTTTCGATTCTGTCAATTCTGCTCGGCACGAGCGCGGGCGGCGCGACGCTGAACAGCTTGCAAATTGGGATTGACCAAGCCCCGACCATTTCAGCCGCCAATGTAGCCGTGACGCTTGTATGACCGTTCAGGTTCCTAATCTTGTCGGGTTGGATACGACAACGGCCACGGCCGTACTTGCAGGGTACGGCCTTGTGCTGGGCACGACTTCGCAGGTTTATAGCTCGACCGTTACGACTGGTCTGATTGTCTCGACGAGCCCTATTGCGGGAACAAACGTTGCGGCCGGCTCGGCTGTCAACATCGTACTGTCTCAAGGGCCGCAACCGGGGCTTGTCCCGAACATCGTGGGGCTTACTCAGGCGCAGGCGCAAATTGCGCTCGCAACGGTAGGACTCACAACGGGATCGGTCACGCCCGAGTTAAGCGATTCTATACAGCCCGGTTCGATTTCGAGCCAACACCCGACCCCCGGTACGCTGCTTGCGGTCGGATCGGCTGTCAATGTTGGCTTGTCCGTGTTCGACTTGCCGTTTGACTACAACAAAACGATTATAAGCCAGTACGCAAACAGTCCAACATTGCTTCGTCTCATTTCCAACATGTTGGCGTATATCGACCCGCGCGCGAACTTTCAGGCGTTCTATCAATTCGTCTGGAATGTCGATACTGCTGTCGGGTTCGGGCTAGACATTTGGGGAAAAATCGTAGGCGTTTCGCGTCTGATTCAGCTCTCGTCGAATATCAAGACGTTCGGCTACCAAAATGCGGATGTTCCGCCCGATTGGCAACCGTTTGGTCAAGGTACGTTCACGAGTGGAGCGGCAAGCGCTCAGGCGTACTTACTACCGGATGACGCGTATAGGACCCTGATACTTGCGAAGGCTCTAGCGAATATCAGCGCCACGACAGCCCCGGCGTTGAATCAACTTTTGCGCAACCTGTTTCCGGGGCGTGGACGTTGCTACGTTATCGACTCCGGCGCGATGACGATGCATTTCGTTTTCGAGTTCGCGCTCAGCAACGTCGAGTTCGCGATACTCTCTCAGTCGGGCGCGCTCCCGCACCCCGCAGGCGTCGGGTACAACGTCATCGTGATTCCCCCGGCGCAATACTTTGGATTCGCCGAACAGGGCTCGGCCGTTCTGCCGTGGGGCAGCGGCGTTTACTACTTGCCTCCACAGGTTTAAGACATGGGCGCACCAAAACCGCCAGTAATACCGGAACCGTTTGCGAACAACGCAACGTCGAGTTACAAAAACACGATTCCCGATACGACCGTCGCGGCCGGCGCGGCTTCGTGGTCATTGGGATTCCCACCCGTCACGATGCAGCCCGAAGTGTCTGGCGGTGTGCCTCCGTTCGGTCAGGATTTCAACGGCGTTCTGTTTGCGCTGTCTGCTCACGACTACTACGTGCAGGCAGGACAGCTCTACACATGGGATGCGGGCGTTGTAGCTGACATCGGCGGCTATGCGGTCGGGGCTGTGCTCGCAAGCACGGACGGAACGACGGTTTGGTACAACACTGTCGCAAACAACTCGACGAACCCGGATAATGATTCAACGGCGGCCGGCTGGGTGCCGATCGCGGCGTACGGGTTTACAAACGTAACGGGGCTGACCGGTGGCAATGTTACGCTCGCGCCGTCGCAAACTCGCAAAAGCGTCATTGTGTTGACTGGTACGCTGACCAGTAACCTCAATCTGATTCTACCGACGACCAAACAGCAATGGTTGATTGTCAATCAGACATCGGGCAATTTCGTTACGACGGCCAAAACGGCGGCCGGTTCGGGCGTAGTCATTCCGCAAGGCGGCTTTGGGTCACCGGTTGGCGTGTACGGGGACGGTACCAATATTTACCCGACCGTCGCGCCGCTGAGCGTGCCGATTGACCAAAACCCGAACCCGCTGACAATCGCGGAGCGTGACAACACGGGGCTTCTGCAAGCCAGCTATTTCCTCGCGACAAGCGGTTGGGAGAATCCTTCCCTACAGCCGTTTCAGGGTTTCATCGGCCTGGGGCCGGATGACGCGACGTACCGTAAGTACCACATTGCCGACGTGGAAGCCGCGATGTTGTTGCAGAACATTGGCGGTGCGGTTACTCCGTCGCAGGTGCCGCTTCTGTCGTCAATGCCCGGTGGCGTTACCCCGTCACAGGTTCCGGCGCTCTCAGCTCTGCTCGGTTCCGTGTTGCCTGGGCAGGTTCCATCAGGCGCCGTGACTCAATTTTTCACTCAGTCGCTCGGTCAAACGGGCTGGTGTCAATTCCCGAACGGTCTGATTATCCAATGGGGATATGCAACGGGCGGTCAAAATATCAACGTCAGTTTCCCGAAAGTGTTTCCCAACGCTGCGTTCGCAGGTTTTTGTAATACAGCGAATCGTAACTTTATGGGCGGTCAGGGAACCAACTTCGTGTGGGGTCTCACTCAGTTTGGTATGGGAATCACGGTTGACCCGACTCCCGGCCAAGGCTATTGGCTTGCAATAGGTTATTAACATGCCCGGACAACCGAACCCTGTAAAAATGGTAGAGGCGTTTGGCGTCAACGCTGCGTCTGCCTACATTACAAAACCCTTCCCGGTTAGCTCGCAGATTGGGGTAACACCGGGTCGAGCGTCACTCAACGACGGTTTCGTGCCGTTGAATATGACGCCACCCTCGGCCGGGGGCATCCCACCGTCGGGTGCGGACATGAACGGTATTTTGTACCTCATGTCTACCAACATCGCCGCGTTGTCTGCCGGTCAGGTGTTCAACGTTTTCGACGCGGCATACGCGGCGGCCATCGGCGGCTATGCTGTGGGAGCCGTATTGGCTCAATCTGTGGACGCTTCCGCGCGTTGGGTCAATCTCATTGCCGGCAACACGACCAACCCGGACACGGGCGGCGCTGGGTGGATGTCCACAAAACCGCTGTACGCGTCGTTCACTGCTGCTTCGGGCAGCAACAATAACGTAACGCTTGGAGGCGCCAGCGATTATGTGCTCGACGTGGATTGTACAGCCGGCAACGTGTCACTCACGGGGCTGGTAGCTCAGCGCGACGGCCAGCGTGTGACGATCGTTCGCAAAGACGCCACCGCAAACACGTTGACACTAACGTCAAACGACGCAAGCTCGACAGCGGCGAATCGTTTCCGTATCGTGTCCGGGGGGCTCGGGCTTCCGCTCCAGTATATGACCGTGACCCTTCAGTACAGCTCAACATTAGCTCTTTGGGTGCAAGCATGATTCGTTCCGCTTTCGTTCGACTTCTCGCGGCGGCATTGATCGCCGTTGCTCCGACCAGTTACGCGCAGCTCTATCCGTATTTCGGGCCATCCAATGGCATCATGAAGGGCTCGACAAGCACGCCGCAAACTTCGGCGGCTACGAGTACGGATGTCATCGGCCTATTCTCGGGATCCTGTACCGCGTCTACGTTTGTGCGTGGGGACGGCTCGTGTCAGATCGTAGCAGGCGGTATCACGGGGCTGGCGAATCCGACAGGAACTATCGGCCTGTCAGCGGTGAACGGCTCTGCTACGACGGCGTTGCGTTCTGACGGCGCTCCGGCACTGTCGCAGGGTATCAGCCCGACATGGACCGGAACGCACATGTTCGCAGGCGGGATTATCGGCGGAGTCACCACGGCCGGAGTCAATATCGGTCAAAGCGCAGGAGCCGCCGTGTTCCGATTCGTGGACACGACAGGTCCGGCCAACGGCAAAGCGTGGCAGTTCAACACCTCCACGACTGGCACCGTGTTCAACATGGGTGCGATTTCGGATGATTTTTCCACTACGTTCCGAAACTTTTTAACAGCTACGCGCTCAGCGGGATCGATTGCTAACTTGTCGTTTGGGAATCCGACGGACAGCCCAACGTATAATTTCAACGGCACTGGAACAGCAACTTTTGGCGGTGCCGTGTCGGTAAGCGGCGGCGGAAGTTTGCTCAAAGGGCCGGTTACTGTTTCGGTTCCGACTTCAGGAAATCCGTTGACGGTCGTCACAACGACCGGTGCGTTTGGCAGCTCCGCATCCACCGTATCAGACGGCGTGAACTATACGATTGCGCTCGGTCGAAGCGGCACGACTGGAAGTGTTGGCTACGTCGGCGGCGCGAGCGGGTCTCAGCTCGACATCGGGGCGAGTGGCACGGCATGGGCTCGGCTCAACACATCAGGTAACTGGACATTCAACACGCCGTCTAGTGGCGCTGCCGTAACGGTCAATGCTTCTGGCGCCTCACCGGCTTTAACCCTAAATGGGGCCGGAGCAACGCAGCTTACAGCGTTGCAGTTACAGCAGTCGGGGCAATCAGCTTGGCAGCTTTACCAAGCGGCTTCTAGCAGCACATTGCATTTGTGGAACGGTAGCAGCGGCGACGTAATGACCGTTACCAATGCTGGCAACGTAGGGGTCAACGCCGCCAGCAGCGGAAGCTCCTTGACTGTCAATCAGGCCAACGGTAACGCGTCCCCAACTCTACAATTGTCCGGGCCGGCTAGTACCGCGGTGTCTCTGGGGATTTCACAGACTTCGGGCGGTAACTGGCAAATTTATAACCCGGCTGGGTCTACGAGCTTGCGCTTGTACGATGGCTCCGGCGATAGAGTTATATTCAACACTGGAGGCGGCGCCACATTCAACGCTCCTACCAGCGGTACGACTGTTACCGCAAACGGGCTTGCTGGACAGTACGGCGTCGTTGTGAACGGGTCTTCTACTGCCTCGCAGTCGTTGGGCGCCCGAGTATTCGCCGGTACAAATTCGAGTGATTTCAATCTGGCGTTAACGAACCAAACCGGTACTACTAACTTCATGCTCGTTCACGGTGACGGCGGAATAGAAGTCGGTTCACCGACGGGCGGGGATAAAGGCGCCGGTACGATTAATGCGCAAAACCTGTATGTAAATGGTGTAGCGGTCGGCGGAGGCGGCGTAACGCAAACAAGCGGAAACACGTCTATTACAACTACGTCGGGCTGCACAGTTAATCAAAGTATGACGGTGAATTGGGTAGTCACCGGAAAACAGGTAACAGTTAGCTACCCCGGTGTTGCTTGCACTGCAAGCGGCACATCAGGGCTTGCATTCACACTTAACGGGCTGCCTGCGGCGATTAGGCCCACGACGCAAGGTACAAGCGTGGTTATGGTTGTGGATAATGGGACGGCAAAAGCAGCAACGGGGGCTATAGATTCGGGCGGAACTCTGAATATTCTGACGGGTGCGGGCTCTTTTTCTGGTACCGGAACCTTCACTCTTAGCCGCGGCACCATTTCTTACGATACGGACAACTAACACGACATGGACACGGAATACAAAGTTGGAGCGCTCGAAGCTCACGTGAAAGCCCTTCAGACGGATGTCGCCGAAATCAAGGCGGACCAGAAGGAGCAAAACAAGATGCTCAAAGCGTTAGTTAGCGATATGGACCAACGCAAGGGTGTCAAAAAGGCCATCGCCGGTATGGTCACAACGGGAAGTATTTTCGGTGGGCTCGTCGGTTGGTTCCTTGAGCATTTCGTGTTGGGGAAACATTGATGGACCGCGCGCAGGCTATCGCGTTGATGTTGCGGCTCGAAGGCGGCTACGTGGATCGTCCCGACGATCCGGGCGGCGCCACCAAGTACGGCATCACGCAAAAGCGACTCGACAGCCTGCGCGGAACGTTCCTGTCGTTACCTGCCAACGTGCGCGACCTGACGCCTGAGCAAGCAACGGGCATATACGGCGCCGTGCAATGGCGGCTGATTGCCGGCGACCAGCTTGCGCCAGCCCTCGCGTGCCTGCTGCTCAACGCAGCCGTGAACTATGGCGAACCGACGGCTGTCATGCTGCTTCAGGAATGCGTCGGCGTGAAACCTGACGGCGCAATGGGTCCGCGCACGCTCGCCGCCGTTGCCACGTGGCGTTCGGCCTATCTTCCCGAGCAGACACTACCGGAAGAGTTCGCCGCGCACTGCGCCGTGCGGTATGCGCGCCTCGATGGACGACTTGACCAATTTGAGCTAGGATGGATGCGCCGACTTTTCCGCGTGTATACCTTAGCCATTTCGGAGCATGCATGAAATCCTTGACTCTACCTCACGCGCTTGCGTATCTGTTCGGGATTGGCGCCGCGGCGCTGCCCGTTGTTCAGCAGTTTGCACCCACTCTCGTGCCGGGGCCGACCGGGCTCGCTATCGCGGGCGGAGCCGGCGCGCTTCTCGCGTTCGGGCATCAGCTCTACACCATGTACCAGAGCAGCCAGAACGGCACCGTACCGGCGCCGAGTCCCGGCGCTGTCGTCAAAGTATTGCCGCTCTTGCTGACTGCCGCGCTCGTTGCGAGCCTGTGCGGGTCGCTTTCGGCATGCAAGACGCTTCCGAGTGCCACTCAGCAGGCGGGCATTTCCGCAGCGGTGACTGTGGCGACCGGGGAGGCCATTCAGCAGGGCTCGACCGATTCTGTCACGTGGCGCAACCGGGCCGAGCAATTCCGAGCCATTGCGGTACAGGTCAAGGCGGTGAACGATGCGGGTAGCGCATCCCTGGCCACGCTGGCGGCCGATCTACAGCCGCAGCTCGCCAAGCTCGGGCCGGCCGACGTTATCGCCGCCAATGCGCTCGTAGCGGCTTTGACGCCCTACCTCGACGCGGAAATCAAGGCCCACCCGGAAGTCGGTAACGCGCAGGCGACCGTTGATCTGATTCTCGCGGCCGTCATTCAGGCGTGCGACGCGTACATTCCGATGACGGCCTGATGTTCCTGTCGCCTCTCACGCTCCGCGCCGATCCGTTACCCGACAGGTGGATCGTCGCGGAGCCTTTGGTGTGGCAAGACCGTCTGTACGGTCGTATCGTCGTTCCAGTCGGCTTCCGTACCGACCTTGCCTCTACCCCCTTCCATGTTGACGACAACGGTCCGAGCCGGCGCCCTGCGGCCACGCACGACGCGCTGTACAAGCTCTATCGGCGCCTTGGGAAAGATTTCGCCGACCAGTTTCTACGGGACGCGATCCTCGCGGACGGCGGCGGCCGGTTCCGGGCTCAGGTGTACTATCGGGCGGTGCAATGGTTCGGCGGCCGGGCCTGGGCCGAAGACGGCGCACCGGTGACGGCGGCCGACTTCGATACTCCAGCCAATTTCGCCGCATGGCAGCTCGCCAGCGGATGGCGCACAGGCCGCGCGGCGGGTTAATTAGTTCCCGCAGGAACCGCTTCAGCCTTGGGAAACACGGGTCGCGCCAACACGGTTTGCGCAGTGCCCTGATAGCTCGTGTGCTCTTTCACGGTGAACGTAGCCGTGACCTTCTTGCCGCGTTCCCCGAGCCAGCGCTTGCCGTGTGAACACTTATCAGGAAGGCTCATGCTTCGCTTCCACGGTTACTTGGCTTCTTCGGTCATGATGGCAGTGACCTTCGGCTCGCCCACAATGCGCACGTCCGTGGGTTGCAGAGCCCTGCGCAACCGATCGAGCGCTCCTTCTGTGGCCTGCTGGTGGACCTGATCCAGCGAAGCGCCACCGCCCCAGCATGAGCCAGAATCAACTTCGACTGTGATTTGTACGCGGGCTCTGCATCGAATCGTCATTTACCTTCTCCTGCGCTGACAGGGATTCTTTCACGGAATTCTGGATCGTCCTTAGAGTGCTCATCGCACCACGTCCATCCGTCTGTCATGTTGTTGCAGCCGATACTGCGCCATACAGCCGGCTTTTCACACGGAGGGCCGCCCCCAAATCTATTGTAGTAGCACGGGATATGACCAAAGCCGTATTTTTGCGACGTTTCAAGATCCATTGTCAGCAATCCACTGTTGGACGGACTTCGCGGCCTCGATGTAGGCCGGCGAAGGCGTCTTGGTGATCTCCTGGCCGGGGCGGTAGGTCGCCCAGATTCGATCCCGAAGCGCTTTGGGCAGCCGGAACCAGTGCGACTTGCAGCCCCACATCTTCGGCGGGACAGCGACCTTGCAACCGGGCCAGTGACAGGTATGCGTCATGACGCACTACGAGAACGTCGCTTCGGCTTCGGTGTCGGTATCGGCCATACGAGCCATGCCTCCCGTAGATCCTCGTAGGCCCCGCGCCCCTCCGCTCGCGTCGCGTACACCGCCACGACGCGTCGACCACCTTCATACGGGGAATCGTAGGTGTGTGGCTTTCCTTCGCTGAAACCAACCCACACCGTTTTTATCTGGTTGCCTCTTCTCACGGATGCTTACCCTCGTCTCTATGACCGCGCCACAACGCAGCAGCCGCCCGGCTTACGCGCTTCGGGGAACCCTGGCGGTGCGTACCAATTTTCTCGAACCGTAACGCAACGGAAAGGGGCTTTGCCAAGGCCGGAACGCTCGAACGGGTGCATAACGGGCTCCTTATGTGGAAGTGTGGCCAGTATGCACCCGTTTGACGGTTCCGTCAAATGACGTGCGTCACAGTTCAGGGCCGCCCACACCGCGCGCCGAACGGCGTAGCTCCGCGCGAGAAATTGTTGGCCACGCTGGCCCCGGTCGCCAGGATGCTGACGGCATGCCATGCAATGCGCCCCGTATACCACGCGCCGACGTTCCCGTCATCGTCTTGTTCCGACCGATTAACGTGGTCATCGAACCAACGAGACACGTACGAGTGTACCGGCATAAGTAAAACGTTGATGGCCACGACTCTCGAACTCGACGGGTTCGGGCCGCCGTACATCGTACGCGCGAATGGGTCGGATTCGGAGTAGCACGTTGGCTTGCGCACGAACTGTGCAGTCTGCGCCGTGTCGATAGCGTCGAGTGTTTGCCAAACCGTCTCAGCTACACGGCTCGACGTGGCTGTAGGGAACGCAGCGCAACCGCTCGTCAAGATGGATATGGCCAGCACGACGAGAATCGCCACGATGAACGGCCAGTTTTCGCGTAGGGTTTTCATGACTTGTCAGCCTCGTCCGGGGCCGACGCAACCTCGATAATCCATGAGGCGCCGCGAACGCTGACCATAAACACGTCGTTTGTGAGCTTCTCCGCTTCGGCCGGGAGCCCTGCTGCTTCCAGTGCGAACACCGCGCCACAAACCATGTTGATTGCGGCATCGTCCAGTTTCTTGCCCTTCATGTTGGGCTGTATCTGTTCGCACCGAGCCAGAATTTTTCGGGCGATTGTCTTTCGTATGCTGCTCATGTTGATTTCCTCTTGTGCAGCCGATGGTTTCGGCCATTGTGACAAAGATTGCAATACTCACTATCAGGAATCATCGGGTTGGTTTCAAACAGGTGTGAGTGAGCCGCGAGAATATGATTGATAGCGGTATCAATATTGCTGATTACCCAAGTGTTGTGATGCGCGCGAATTCGCTCGCGAATAAACTCAGTAACGTTCTCTTCCGTCACGAGTCGGCCATCGAAGAATCTTACGGGTCTAGTTCGGTCCCCGCATGGGTTTTCAAACTCAGCCTTTTCGAGCGTTGCGTATCCTCGGGCTTTTTCGAGTAGCCCGATAACGGTTTTGAATTTCATTTCAACACTTCCCGATGTACCTCGCGGCGTATCTCGCGGAGGATGACCATATACGTTTCGTGAGCTTCCCAAGCCTTAAACATGGCATGATCGATCGCGCTGCGAAACTTACGCCGCCCGCGTTTCGTCAGTGCGCGAGCCTGCGATAGCCAAAGTTTGCGCTGTGTCCGATGGTATGCCGCACGTTTGACTTTACGAACGATGTTGTTCGTGAACTGACGTGCGTAATACTGTTTGATTGTTGAGCTACTCATGACAGAGCCTCGAAGCTGCGGCGCCGCCCTAAAATGGGATTCCCGGCTGTCTGCACTGCCCCAAGGGGCGGCGCCGCAAACTTTCGTCCGTCGCCTCGAAGTCGTAGTGCTGCAAGGTTCTGTCTGAGACTGCCTCGTGCTCGGCCCCCGTATACAAGCCGCCCTTGTATTCGCACGGTACGGTTGTTGCAGGATCATAAGTATATTCCGGCATATCGGCGGCTCCAATTCGTTCAACGTGGCTTCATGATGCCTTGATTTGACGGTACCGTCAAGTCTGGTTTTGTGACCCGCGTCAATCTTTGCGATAGCGGAATCCGCGCCAGCCGCCTTTCGCCTTAATTGGCCACGGAAGCCCGTCAGGCGTGTACATCCAGGGCAACGTTGCGCTCATGATCGCCTCGAACTCTACGATTGACCCCCACCCCTCGCGAACTTCGCCGGCTATCTCGTCGTGCGTGTGTAGCACCGGGGCATATCCGGCCCGCTCTAGTCTGACAAGAGCTTTGGCTTGAATGTCCCGTGCGACAGCCTGCACAACGTTTTCCGTGAGAATGCCACCGTACAGGAACATCCGAACCCAGCCAATTGCGCCTTTTTTCGGGTTAGAGTTCCAGCCTTCATAACTCAGCTCGTATTCCCACGGTGAGGCATAGTCGCGGGAAGATGGCGTAAGCCTGGGCTTGTGATACGTGAGAAACCGGCCGCTTGGCAAACGGCAATACAACACGTCGTCGAAAACTTGATACCAGATATCCCGAACCGGAAACGCCAAACCGGGATGCTTTACGGCTGATATGGCCGCCCCCTCTAGGCCGAACAACTCGGGACGCTCGGAAGGTCGGAACTTATCACGAGTCTGACCGCCCCAGAATTCAACGATGCTGGGCGACGCTTCACGCCATTTTAGAATCGCCTGTTTGATTTCATCATCGCTCAGGAACTCATCGGCGCCGAAGTTTTTCCATGCCCCGATCCAACCGCCGAACCCTGATGCAAGCTCGGCGAACTTGCCAATTTTGGCTCGTAGCGGATGATGTTGGCCTGTTTGTTTTTTGTGTCGTACGAACTCGTCGAACGGCGTGCCGGTAATCATCGAGGCGGACGCCTCGTATATCATCCCGTGCGTGCGGAAGACTTCGAGGCGCCATTGTTCGCCAGCTAGTGCGGCCGTGACAACACCCTCAATCGCAGAATAATCCGAACAGATAAGTTCGTGACCTTTTTTCGCGATAATGAGACTGCGCAGGCATCCCGCTACAGCTTCGATCGGATCGCCGTAGAGATATTCGACCAGCTCAAGGCAACGTGTTGCGATGGCCGCTAGAGCTTTCTCTATCTCTTCGATCGTCTTAAACTGCCCCTTATACAAATTCTGCGGTTGCGGCCCGTTCCCGGTCCAACGGCCGGTTCGAGCGGCATAGTAGCTGTACAGCCAATGCAACCGACCCCACGGCGTGGCCTGGGCTCGGAATGACCACAATTTCTTGACACTCGCGGCGCCCAGCATGCGCCGAATTTCCAACACCCGGATAACGTCTTTCGGGTAGCCTTCTTTGAGTGCAAGCGCCCCTGCTATAACGTCGTCGGACAACGCGCGGAAGCTGCAACCGCGACCGTTGCACCACGCGCGAATTTTCTCAACTTCGGATGCTTCGTTTACGGTGCCGTTGGTCAGCGCGCGAATTTCAGCGTTGTATTTTTCGTATGCCTGTTCTACAATCGATATACAATTTTCAACGGCTGTCAAATCGACTTGCAACCCTCGGTCATTTATCTTTTGGTCCGTGACCCAGATTTCTAACTCGTCGGGCGATAGGTCCGGGCAGCGCAATGACGCCTCGGCTTCGGCGCGTAGGTCCTGACGGTTATAGGCGTAGAGTTTTCCACCGTCTACGGGGTCTTCCTGTGGTCGTATGCGGCGGCGCGGGTCCGTCTTTGTAGGGTTGCGCGGTACGCTGAACTTTTTCAACAATCGGTCGCCGTCTGCATCCTTCTGATTGACCAATTGCATGACTTTGCCGGAGTTCGCCAGCTTGCCGGGGTAAGCGTTCGCGCGAGCTTTTGCCATCGCGCAAATAAGCTGTTCGGGTCGAAGGCGCGGCCATCGCCATTTGGGGACGCAGTAGTAATTCCACACGTCGAACTCGAACGAGCCGACATTCCAGCCGGACAATACACCCCCATCTTGGATATAACGGAGTAACTCCCACGGGTGGCGCGGGTCGCCATACGGGGGCGAGCCGATTGGGTGCGGGTTGACTTCGCAAAGGCCGATCGGCTGTAAATCAACCGGGGGTATCCACGTGATTTCACCGGCTCCCTGTCGCATGTCGTACGACAGTGAGAGAATTTCAAACGTCGGGTGCAACACGTAGTTTCGGGTGCCGACGACTTCAAGGCCCCTGTTTTGTTCGGCGATGCCTTCGAGACTGTGCAGGCGATCGTTTTCCCAACGATATCCGGCTTCGCTGAACGTCTCGAAATCGGCTGATGGATAGACAGTAGTAACAAATGGGCCGGCCGCATATTGCTGACCGGCCCTAATATCACTCAACTCCACAACATCCCCTATCCCGCTCGCGCCTCGCTTCGTACAAGCTCAACGAACCGTCACCAGCCGCAGGCGCGAGCGGGAATTAGTTACACCATGTACCCGTTGTCGCGCAACGCTTGGTCGGTCCAGCCAGCACTACGGAATGCGGCATACGTGGTGCCGTTCGCCTTGGCTGTCATTTGCGGGCCGGCCGGGGGTGTCGGAGCCGCAGGGGGCGCGGGCGGCGGCGTAATATTCGGGACCGGGACGCCCGGAGCACCCAGGAACCCCGCGTACGGCTGCACAGCGGCCGGCGCAGGGGCCGCACCGTTTGGCGGCGGTGGAAGGCCGGGCAGCGCTGGCGCGGCGCCTGGGACTCCTACGGACGGCACAGCCGCAGGAGGCGGAACGAATCCGGTTGATGGAGCCGGAGCTACGCCAGGAGCCGCAGGGGCAGCGCCCGGAAGCGCGCCAGCCGCGCCCATAGCTCCTACCGGGGTCGCAGACATGCCGGCCGGTGCTGGACCCTGGCCGAAGCCGACCGAGGCGAAATCCGGCCCCTGGACGATTTCCGGCCCATACCCCTGCAAGGCGATACCCGAATGATTCAGATACACTCCCGGAGTCTGCTGCGACTCGTTGCTGGCCACGTCGCCCAATACCTGTACGTAGTAGCCCGGCTTCACCGCGTTGGGTTCGAGAATGAACTGCGAGCCGTTGGAGTTCAGGATTTTCGGCGCGAAGGACGAGCCGAACGCAAGTACCCAATGGCCCGGATAGCCTTCGCGGGTGTTGGGGGCGCGGCCCTTACGGTTCGGTACCGGGCTGTCGCCGTCGGTAATCTTCCACGCGAACGTCGGGGCGTTGGCTTCCCCACGTGGCCACGATGCCATAGCCGCGTCGTAAATGATTTTGCCCCACGGCGTATGTGCCCAATGCTGTTCGCCGGCTTTGGGAATCGCGAGCCCAAACGGATAATCAACACGGGGTTTTCCTGCGTTGGGTCCGTTTTTGATGACGAGGGGGCGCCCCTCAGCGTCGGTTGTCTTGGGCTCATATAGATTGCCCCATACGATACGACCGGTAGGTGTGCGGAAACGTGTGACTTGCGGCGTGCTCATGCGTTATCAGCTCCAAATACTTTAGAAAATTCGGTTGTTGAATTCGGCTTGAGATGAAGTTTTGCCGGGGAACGGTGCGCATATTGACCAACTATGACGTTTTCGTCAATACCGGCATCGATTGCTTGTCGTGGTGTTATGGGCTCCTGCGGTTTGACAAGGGGAATTTTGATGAACTCGCCGAATCGGCGCAGTTCCTCGACGGTCACGTCGTCGTTCCACTTCAGCGTAGAGCGGCCCGGCTGTAAGCTCCAGTGTGCTACACGCTGACCACTACGCGCAACCGCGTCAAGATGCGCATGCAACGCCTCGCGCCGAGCTTCCAACACTTCGGCCGCAGCTTCGAGAATACGCAGCTCGCGCCCCATTGCGTCAACGGGCATGTTGAGCGGCTCGCCTGTCGTGGCGTACTCAACAACGTCATACGTCAGTGTTTGTAAGGCGGGACAAATCAGCCGCGCTTTACAATCGAGGCAATGCCGTCCGGCCTTCAACGGCGGGTTCGGCTTCAATGCCTCGTGAGCAGCCGCGTGAAGCTCATTCACGTGTGTGCGGATATCAACCGCTCGAACGCGCCACGTTCTGACAGGTCCATTGCGGTGGAAGCTGCGAGGCTGGACAATCACGAGTTCCAACGTGATGTTCATGTCGGGCAAGTTCAACCGTTCGAGCACACCGGCCGCATAGGCAACGAGTTGAGAATTCTCGAATTCCTCGACATAGCGGTGACCGTATTTGAAGTCAACTATGCGGACTATCCCTGAAGGATACGAATGGTCGCCGGCTGGGTTCGGCCAGTATTTCCATGCGTCGGGCGTACCCCAACAATCCGTTTCGTGAACGCGCTGAATGCTCACGGGGTCTTCGAGCCGCAAATACGTGTCTACCGGTCCGCAGGCTTTGGCGTACATCCGTGCCGCCGCCCACATGTCCGCGTCAATCGTCCATTCTCGGCCGCCGCAATTGAACTTGTCGCCGATTTTATAGCTTTCTCCGTGGCCAGCCGCGTGCATCATAGCAACAAGGTGCGCGGCGGTTCCTTCGGCTTCCTCGTCGGTCGGAGGCACAGGCGGCGCGCGTTCCTGCATTTGAACGCTACCCGCGCAAATTTTGGTGAGATGAAGGCTACTCGGTGCGATGCGTGCGTGTGCGGTCATGATGCCTCGATTTCGGCCAATGCCTCGAAGTATTCGGCTCTTACCTGATGGAGTCGGCGCGCATCTTCGCTTCCCGACCACAGATTGAGCGCAGCTTGCTCCTCCCGCTCTTGTTGACGATGGTAATCTGCGAGCGCTTGCAACTCGTCTTTCGTCAATTGGACGATCATACAAACTCCTAACCGGCACAGGGCGCCGAAGCGCCCCGACCGTGTTGATTGTCAGTGAGTCTGACCGTTCAGCGCGGCAGTGATGCCCGCGTACACTTGGGGAATCAGATTTGAGAGGCTGTTCAACATCATGATGTTGGGGCAGCCCGCAGCCTGACAAATAGCGTCAACCTGCTGGTTCGTAAGTTTACCCTCAGCCGTGGCATTCACGACAAGTTGCATGATTTCTCGGAAAGTAGGTACATGCCCAACGGCGGGTTGGCCTTGAACGGGCACGCTTCCGGCCGCCCCAAGCTGTGGAGGCAATGTTCCCGGAACTGATGGCGCGGTATTTGTCTGGACCGGGGGCACAGGCACCGAACCGGGAAGCGACACCGTTACCGACGGCGCGGCATTAGACAGCGCAGGCGGGGGCGGAGGCGGTGGGGGGTTCGATCCGAACGCGACGGCGAAGTCCGAGTAGTTATCGAACGACTTGATAGCGCCGGTCGGAATGGCCGTGTTAGGAGCCAGAATAGCCGGTCCGGTAGGGGTCGGAGCACATTTCCCCGACGCGCGCAACTCGGCGACGACGGCTTGCACCGTGGCGGTTTCGACGTTGCGTCGGAGCCTCCATGTGCCGTCTTTGTTCAGGCCCTTTCCGCCCGCGTGAATGCGTTCGTCCCACGGCAAACCCGACTTGTCGAACGCGGGAGCCGAAGCGCCGTAATTCGGTTCGGCATCACTCGCCGCATTGTCCCGTGACGCAGGCGCCGCAGCAATCTGTGTGGGTGCCGCCGCAGAAGATACAGCCGTTACATTCGCCGGGACGGGCGGCGGCGTAGGGGCGTCGGCTATCAATAGCGTAGAATTTGTTTTGAGCGCTTCGGCCCCTGCGTTAGTTCCCGAAGGAACGTCGCTCGTAGCTTCGAGCTTGGTCTCATGCTGTTCGGCAAGCTGAGCGAGGAACGCGGACGCAAGCCGCAACTCGTAAGGCGTGTCGTGCGATTCAATGAGCAATTGCATGTGTGCGGAACTCCAAAAGTGGGTGTGCTTGTAAGGCGGGACAGAGCTTGACGGTTCCGTCACAAGCTGTCAAGCTTCGCACCATTCACTCGGGGCGCTCATGGGTCTACGCGATTACCAGCTACAGGCAAAGGCCGACGTTTATTCAGCGTGGCAGCAGGGGGCGCAAAACGTAATGCTCACGCTGCCTACAGGTGGCGGGAAAACAAAACTCTTCTGTTCCATACTCGCGGAAATTCAGCGGCCCGCGTGTGTCATTGCGCACCGTCAAGAGCTTATTGCCCAAGCTGCGCTCGCATTCAATCGCGATCGAATCCCGCACGGTGCAATTGTTCCCAACGAGCTACAACGGCAGATTGTCGCGCTCGAACACGACACACACGGTTATTCCTGCTTTCATCGTAAAGCCCCTATTCGAGTCTGCGGCGTTGACACGCTCAACGCTCGCGACGCTATAGATTCGTGGTTTGGTCAAGTTGAATACGTTGTTATAGACGAGGGTCACCATGTACTACGGGACAATTCTTGGGGCCGCGCTATGGGCCTGTTTCCTCGCGCTCGCGGGCTTTACCCTACCGCTCACGCTGTTCGTGCTGACGGGCGTGGTTTGGGCCGCGCTGCTGACGGGCTTGTTGACGCGCTCGTGGTCGGTCCATTTGGCCGCGATCTTATCAACCGGGGTTACCTTTGCGACTATCGTGTACTGTGTCCGCCTACTGATATCGACTTTAGCGGGGTTAACATCGGCTCAACGGGCGACTTCAGTCTTCCCCAGCTTCGGGCAGTTACACATAAGTCGAGTCGTCTTGTCGGTGACGTTGTTGGCCATTATCTTAAGTACGCTGCGGGCAAATTGGGAATCACTTTCGCGGTTGATATCGAAGCTGCGCAGGAGCTAGTTGCAGCGTATCGGAAAGCGGGGGTCACAGCCGATGTCATCACGGGGAAAACGCCTATCGGGCATCGCGGCAAGCTCATGCGTGATTTTCGCAGTCGTCGTATTTTGCAGCTTGTTAGCGTTGATTGTCTTGGCGAAGGCGTCGATGTGCCTGCTGTCGAAGTCGTTTCGCTTGCTCGCAAAACTGCTTCGTTCCAACTCTTTGCGCAACAGATAGGCCGAGCGTTGCGAGTCATGGTCAACGATGAACTCATGGCCGTGTGGGACCAATTCACCGACGCGGAGCGGCTCCGCCACATAGCAGCATCCGACAAGCCCCGAGCCATCATCCTCGACCACGTTGGAAATGTGCCGTACCACGGGTTCCCGGATTTGCCCCGTGAGTATAGCTTGGCGCGACGCGAGTCACGCTCACGCGGCAAACCGGACGGAATACCCCTGCGGACGTGCATCGCCTGTACGCAGCCGTACGAACGGGTTTACGTGTCTTGTCCATATTGTGGTGCGACTCCCGAGCCGGCCGGCCGTGGCTCCGTGGAACTCGTTGACGGTGACTTGTTCGACCTTGACCCCGCTGTTATGGCCGCGCTGCGTGGCGATCTTGCCAAGGTGAACTCGCCGGGGTGGAAGCCTAAGAGCGCCGCCGAAGTCGTACAGCTCCGGCACCACGACGCGCGCTATCTCGCTCAGTCGTCGTTGCGGCATGCGATGGCGCTATGGGGCGGTTGGCAAAAACTGAGAGACTTGCACGACCGTGAGCTACAGCGATTGTTTTACCATACGTTCGGTATCGATGTTGTTTCGGCTCAAGCATTGAGCGCAAAGGAAGCCGCAGCGCTTGAGCAACGCATACGAGCGCGACTAACACAAAATGGGGTGGCGGCATGAATTTAGACGAATGGTGCAAACGTTGGAATGTTCCTCGCGCGGCGCTTGTCGAGCTGGCGCACGCAACGACTCACGCGAGCCCCGAACATACGGCCCGCTCCGAAGCATACGTGCAGTCACAAGTCAGGCTCGAAGGCGCGAAGCTCGGCGTGAAGCTATACCGAAACAACGTCGGCGCTGGCAAGCTCGAAAACGGCTCGTTCATTCGGTGGGGCCTGTGCAATGACACACCAGCGCTCAACGCCCGAGTCAAAAGCGGCGACCTTGTTGGATGGCGCCCCGTGGTCATTACTGCTGAGATGGTCGGCTCGCGGATTGCACAATTTGTCAGCCGCGAAGTGAAGCGCTCAGACTGGAAACCAGACAACTCACCAGAACTCAGGGCGCAACTCGCATGGGCCACGCTGGTCAATGCCGACGGCGGGGACGCTAAGATCGTGAATGGGCTCGGCTCGTTCGCTTGACAACATCGTCAATATTACAGGAAACTGCAAAGCATGAGCACGACAGTAAACGGCTCGAAAGCCATGATCCTCGGGGCGGCGGTCACATTGGCTCGTAAAGTCGGCTATCGCAAGCTGACTCGCGAGGATGTAGCGCGCGAAGCTGAGACAGCGGCTGGAAGCGTCAACTACTACTTCGGGTCAACCGAAGGACTGCGGACAGCAGTCGTTGAGTACGCCATTGAGCATGAAATCGTGACGATTGTCGCGGAAGCGATCGTTGCGAAGCATACGGCGACCGACAAGATAACTCCGACGAAACGCCGTAGCATTCTGTCCCAAGTCGTTTGACGGACACCCCGGCCAAAGGCACCGGGGGCCGCCACCGCACGCACGCCCGTTCCGCACAACGAGCATAATCATGGTAAGCACAGTCACGCCCGGATTGCAACGGTTCCTCGATTCCTTCGGCGACCGGCGAGCCTTCGTCGTCTACGCGCTCTACCCGCGCGAAGATGGCGGCACGGACAAAATCCCCATTGACCCCCGCTCGGGCGTGTCGATAGACGCCCAGAACGCGGCGAATCGCATCACAGCCGCCGAGGCGCGTGCATGGGTCGAGCGCGGCATAGGAGCCGGCATCGGCCTTGTCATTACCGAAGATTCGGGACTTGCCTTCCTCGACTTGGATCACTGCCGCGCCCCGGATGGCTCTTGGATGCCGCACGCGCTATATTTCGTCGGGCTGTTTCCCGGCGCGTACGTGGAAATCAGCCAATCCGGCGAGGGCTTGCACGTGATTTTCCCGTATCAGGGGCCGCGACCGACGCACCGTACTCGAAATCGTGACTACCGCATGGAGCTATACACAGGGTCTCGTTTCTGCGCGCTAACTGGAGTCGGCGCGCAATAATGGACCAGCTTACGACCGCATTACACACGCTCATAGCGGCGTGCTTCCCACCCGCCCCCGAAGGTAGCCTCGACGGCGATTGGCGCACAGAGCCCGTATCCGGCTCAACGCCGATAGCCGACGACGACGAGCTTATCAACCGGGCGCTTCGATCACGCGGGGTGCAAGCTGGGTTTGGCGCCAAGGCGTCGTTCGCCGACTTGTGGTACAGCAACGTCGATGTGCTGGCCCGCGTGTTCCCTGCGAACATGCCGGGCAAAGATTTCGACCACAGCTCGGCTGACTTGGCCCTCGCTTCGCATCTCGCGTTTTGGTGCGGCGGTAATCACGAGCGGGTTGCGCAGCTCATGCGCCGTTCCGCGCTGGTTCGCTCGAAATGGGACCGCGACGACTATTTCAACGGCACTATTCGGCAGGCTTGCGCCGGAACTCGCAATTGGTACAATCAGCCCCCCGCACGACATGAGGCGCCTTCAACGCCCGGTGACCAAGTGACGAGTGGGGCCGCGGGCGCGGCGGCTGCGATGTCAATTCCCCCGACTCAGCCAGCCGCCGCGCCAGCAATCTCAGACGATCGCCGCGCCCCTTATGCTGACGTAAACGCGGCTGCGGTTTCACTGCTGTCGCGTTACGTGTTTCTTCGCAGCGAAAACAAGTATTACGAGCGCTCAACCCGCACACTGATAACACCCGAGGCATTGAACCGCTCCGAGGCGTCCCGTATGCCGACGATCGATGACGGCTCGGGCCGACGTTGGAAAGCGGCTGACCTGTTCGACCGATGCCCGAATAAAACCGAAGCCGTCGGCGAAGGGTACTACCCTGGCGCGGCGGATATTTACACGGACCCGACGGGCCGCGTGTTGGTGAACACATATAAAGCTCCTTCCTACCAGTTACTTGAGCCAACACCTTACGAACGACAGCTATTCAACGAGTTCCTAAAGCATTTGTTCCCTGAGCAAAACGAGTGGCTCGAAACGTTGTTGGATTCCTACGGGTGGCTACTACGCAACCGGGGCAAACGCGTTGCCTTCATGCAGATTCTAACGGGCGAGCAAAAGGGCACTGGTAAGTCGCTCCTGATGCAAGCTATACCGCGCATCCTGTTTGGCATGTCCAATGTCAGCTCGCCGGATGCGAAGGCTACGGAATCGAGCTTCAGCGACTACCTGCATCAGAAGCAGATTGTTGTATTCGACGAACTTTTCGAGTCGGACGACATGCAAGCGGCTGAAGCACGTATGAACGCTCGAAGCGCATGGATCACTGACGACTTCAGCTTGCCTATACACCCCAAGGGGAAACGCGCGTATGAACAGCGCCCAAATACTGTTAGCTTCTTTGCTACTAGCAACTACCCCGAAAAAGCCGTGTTTATGCCCGAAGACGACCGACGGTACGCCATCGAGGAAACCAAGGCAGGACACTTACCGCGAGCCCTTATTGAGCGCTTCGCAATGGATTTCCTCAGTTCGGAAAGGGCGCCGGGCGTGTTGGCTAGCATTCTACTCGAACGTAATGTTAGTAGTTTCGATCCGCGCAAACGACCGGTTAGGACTGCCGCCCGTGAGAACGCTCGACGCGCATCGTTGTCGCCTGTGGCTCAAGAGATTGTCGAGGCGTGGGAGGAACAAGACGAAGCTTTCGTGTACGATTTCGCACCGCTAGCGACAGTGCGCAAAATGTTATTCGACAGGGGGTTACGCAATGTGCCGGGAAACTATCGATTGGCGCGTGAGCTTACTTCAGCGTTTCGGGCTATCAACGTTACGTGCGCCAAGTCGGCGGCGAAACCGCGCCTCTCCACGGGTCGGTCACACGTGTGGATATGGCGAAACGTTGATAAATGGAAGCTCGCGCAAGGTGCCGAACTTGAAAAAGCAATGAGTATGCCCGCATGACGAACGCAGGCGAAGTGTTGATGTTGTACTGGAAACTGCGCGTGCTGATACTCGCCGGCAAATGGCGTCAGGCGTACATCGTAGCAGACCAACTACAGGAGGCGCTCGACAATGAGAAAGCGTAAGCGCTGGCGCCCACCATTTCCGCTCAGGCCCGCTCCTAAACCGGTACGCCTCGAAGCTCAGCTCAAGCGATTGGGTGTGCCGCCCGAGTTGAATCCTGCCAGGAGGAACAAGCATCGTGAAGGCTAGATTTTGGGATATCCAGCGCCCAAGACGTTGGAACCCGATGTACGACTTTTGGGGTAATCGTTTCCTGTATGAGCGGGGCCGACGTCGATTTGAAGAACAGTGGCGTGTTGGCTTAACCGAAGCTAGGAAACGTGGTCAGCCCATGTTACCGTCGTCGAGCGCGCCGAGTGGCGTTTGATCGCCACCATTCGGTTACGCTCGACGACGTTTGCGACGAACCTACCGATGTGTACGTTGCCGACGGCGTACGGCCCTTCGTCACCTCGACGCATCATGACATAGTAACCTTTTCGGTTTCCGCGTCGGCTCCATTTCCCTGACTGCTGCCAGATATCCCACCACTCATCGAACGAGAGCAGAAACGCCACGCCTCGCCGCTTAGCGTTAGCCTTATGGCGGGTGTAGCAACCTTTGGGCGTTTGAGCGTACCGACGCTCGGCGAGACGCTGAGGGGTCAAGCTATTTCCTGGCCTTCGTACTCAAGTATGGGATCATGACCGTACGGAGCTGAGCAGCGCAAAGTTTGTTCCGTCCAATGGTCTTGCCGACGAGCACGTCGGGCGTTAAGCGTGCGCTCATAATTTCCAACACCGTGCGTATTCTACAGCTTCGCGAGACGTGTCGCACCTATACGTTTGTCGAACGATGACACCGCCTTCAATCAACCGTACGAACCGAACCAACTTTGAGCCCTTTTAGTACGTGCAATCGGTAGTTCGGTTTCACAGGGACACCACGTTGCAAGCTTGAATCGCTCGGATAACTTGCGGGACGGAAGTATACCATTCCGTAGTTACCTCTCGTCCCTGATTACGCAATGCTCGACGCACTGCACGCCAGAACAGTAGTGTTGACCCGTTGTGCAGCTTGCACTGTTCAACGTGCAGCCGATAGTGGGGCTTACGCAGCTTTATGGCCCCGCACGCGTAACAGAACAGCATGGGGCCTCGGTAACGGTCTACGGCGTCTACCATATGGTCATACTGACATTCTGGGCATTTCATGCCAGCACCAATCCGTCTGCTCGGAATCCTTCGCCGTACGACTCAACGACGTACTCATCGTGAATCTGCTCGGCGGCTCGGAACCCAGGCGCACCGAAAGCGGGCGCCAAAAACACCGGATCGGAGTTGCTCAGCAGCGCCGAGAACGGAGAGGGCCGGCCGCCATTGCCTTCGAGGGCGCGAGCGTTCCTAACGGCCAAAAGTACGTCGATACGGATCGTTTCCATGTTCGCATACCTCGATGATGTTCGGATTGGACCAGTCTACAGCGTCAGCCTGAGTTTTCAGTTCCCAACGCTCGGCAGAGTTGTACGGGTCATAACCCGGCTCGAACTGCTGTGAAACCTTACGACTCAGATTGTCCAACGCTACACATTTGACCGCAGCGTAAACCCTATCGCCGCGCTCGTCCGTGATGGAAATCTCACCCTGCGATATATTCATGAACGTGGGCATTTACTCTGCCTGCCTTTTTGACATAGTGCCCCGTGGAAACACGTAACCGCGAGTATCTACGTTGCCGGCGACCGATCCGGTGTTGTTCATGTGTCGGTTCAACGCCTCCAACATAGCTAGATTCACTTCGCGTTCCGTGCGGGGCTTAACTGTGGTGCTGATTTTCATGGGTCTTATTTTGTGCGCCATGTGACACCCCCGTCAAGCGACGCCCGTCACAGTTCAGCCCGTGCGAAGAGCCTTTGTGAACTGTGACGGGTACGCCCGATCAGGCTAAGCGCTACTTGTGGCTTGCTCCCACAGCCACTTCACGCCACGGCTGAGGCAGTCCATTTCCGATTGGGTTGCCTCGATTGGGGCCGCCGCGTATCGCGCGGGTAGGTGCTGAAGCCTTGTCATTTCGTCTTGTAGCTCCAGCAGCCTGCGCCGGGCGGCACGCAGCAGACAGGACCGTTCCTCGGCCTTGAGCGGCTCGGCAGGCGGCGGCGGTTTTGGCGTGCTCATAGCTACGCGCCCCTATGCAGCATCGGAGCGCGCTCGCCAGCGCCCGCCCCAGGCGGCCCCCCACCTCGGCGCCCTGCTACCGTTGTCGTTGCTCCGAAGTCTCGTGCGGGCTGTACCTGCGTGGCCGTGGGCTCGGGCTGGCCCTCGCCGGTCATTGCGTCCAGTTCCCGTTGGAACTCTTCGAGCAGTCGTTCGAGCTGGTCGGCGGCCATCTCGGGATTGGTCCGCGCCGTCCGTCGGAGCGCCCGAATCAACATACCCTCAGCTCGGGCAATCTGCCGCTCGTTGCGGTCAGTCGATTCGGGAGGGGCGACCGCTTTGCGCAGACTGAACTTCGTTGCTTCCTTCACGTCGAGCGTGCGCATGTCGCCACCGTTCTCAACGTACCGCAAGAGTGTCGCCTTGGCGCTCCGTGCGAAGGTTGAGCGGCGGTTACGCTCCAGGGTGCGCCGCTGGCGCTCCGCGTCGTCGAGCCCCTCCTCGGGCGCGACATCGGGCGTTGTGATCCCGCGCAGCACCGCAGCGTAATACTTGGCGTGGACGCGCTCCAGCACCGCTGTCTGCGCTTCCTTCGTGGCGGGTGGGGGTGTGCGGCGCCGTCCGCGCGCCACGGCTGGCCCAAGCTCGGCTTGGCAGCCAACGATGATGACGCGCAGGTAGGTTTGATCCGTACGCCTCACTGCCGTGTCAGATACGTACCGCTCCGAGGCGGCCGTCTCAATCTGCTGTTCGGTGGCGACGTAGTTGTTCCGCTCAATGCGTTCGAGGGTGTTCATCGGATTACTCATGGTTATGTGCTCCTAAGCGTTGGTTAAAAATGTTGACGTTGCCGTCAAACGCATAGTTGCAACCCCCGTGCCAGCCTCGAAAATCGCTAAATTATAATCATTTTGGCCGTAATTATGGGTTGTGCGTTCCCACAATTACAATGGGTTATAAAAATTACGCGTAAATTATACGTGCTGCGATGCACGTCTCATTTATAATTATGGAGGTTTACACACGAATGCCGAGGGTCTTGGCTCGCAGCACGACATCATTATAAGCCTGCTCGGCTTTATCGTGGCGGGCGCGGGCGGCGGCAAGATCACGCTTGGAGGCTTCCAGCTCGTTGCGAGCGTGGGCCAGCTCATCGAGTACCGCGACCCGACGAAGTAAATCCATTTCTGGCTTGGGCGTGTCCATAATTTCGATGAATTCTATAATTCGGATTATAGCTTGTCCAGACTTGAATCGTGTCCCGAGTTCGGTCCGCAAAACTAACTCAGGACACAGGTCAGGACACGGTTTAGAATCAACGACTTAGACAGGGCTGTGTCCCGATGTCCCAACAAAACGCGTTTCGCGGTTCCCCCGGCTCTGCGCTCTTATGTAATTACTGTAATTCTCCATATTTAAGATTTCCTTAGAGCTGTTTATTTCTCTAAACTCAGGACAAGAGGACAAGTTGTTGAAAGATAAAGGAATCTAGTCATGTCCTGAGTTAGTTTTGTGTCCTGACCTTGGGACACCATAATTACATCGATGCATCGTGATTATAAAGGCTCACGACTGAGCGTTGCGGGCACCGCGGAGCGGCTGGGCAGATTGGCGGCTGCGCCTTGCCAGTCGAGCGCATTTCGTGTAGATTCGGCCAACGTGTATATTTCAGAGCTTGTCGAATCAAAATATGAGTAATCCGCGGGGCAACCCGAATTGGAAGCCGGGCCAATCCGGTAATCCGGGCGGCCGTCCGCGCGAGAACGATCAAATACGTGCCGTCAAGGAAATGATGCGCGCCAATGCCGCGTGGTGTTACGCGCGGATGATCGAACTCGCGCAGTCGGGAGACGAGAAGGTTGCGGCGAAGATGATAGAGCTATTGGCGGGCTACACGTTCGGACGGCCGGCTCAGACGGTCCACATTGACGACCAGACTGCGGACCCTGCTGCTATCGCCGCCCAGGCTGCGGCGGCTACGTCGGTCGAGGAAGCGTCGGCGGCGTACTCGCAGCTATTGCAGTAGCCGTCAGACGGGAAACCAGCGGCGCGTACGCGGGCCGCCTGAGTGTAGGGGGCTAACCGGTCGTAGCACCGCGCCTCGGGCCGGATATGCAGTCTTGCAGGCTTCCTTGCTGTCGAACCCGGGTAATGCGCGCGGGCTAATGTCGGCTGCTGTCATTTGACAGAACAGCTTGAGTCCCCGCGCGTGACGCACGGCGCAGGGGGTTTGGTCTTGACAGGTGCAACCAGGGGCGCGTTGTAGAGAGGCCATTACCGCACCCCAATCAGGTCGATAGTCACGCGCTGGGCAGTTACGCGTTCGCCGGGTCCGATACCGAGGTACCGTCGCATCATGGCCATAGCATGGCAAGCCTTCGGATGGGTCGTTCGAGTAGTCTCGACGATCTTGAGGGTTTGCGGATCGCGAACATAGTAATAGCCCCCGTGCTCATCGTAGACGCGACCGACGTTCAGCTTATGGCGAAGGGCGAACTGACGGACCTTGACAGGGAGGGATTGCATTGCTCTGGCTCCAGCGTTTGAACGTGGAGCCAGTTTGCCGCAATTTGACGCTATCGTCAAATGACGTGCGTCACAGTTTCTACCAAACTTTCCAGTGCAGCACGCCTTGCTTGGTGGCCGTTGCTGAATTGAGCTGGAACTTGGCCAGCTCGGGATATCCGGCAGCGCGGCTGTTCAGCCAATCGGCTACGGCCGTTGCATCGCGGCTGGTGTAGTCAGCGGCGTGCGGGCGTCGTTCTGGTTCTGCCTGCGGCCCATATCCCCAATAGCGCGTTTTAACGACACTGCGCCCGTCAGGGGTGCGGTTTTCAACAATATCAGGCCACTGTACCAAAAATCGTCTCATGGTGACTCCTATAAAAAGTCGTCAACGTTGGGGCGTGTTCTGCGCAGATCTTCGTTGACGCGTTGTATTTCCTCGCGGAATGTCTCACAGAATTCAACGGCTGTCATGCCATGAATCACAAATAACAGGTGCCGCTGAGCGGGCGTGGCCTCCTTGACGCGTTTGAAAATTGATACATCCTCCATATGTTGTAATTGATGCATCAATTCGAGGCGCTTGCGGCGCCAATCGCTCACCTCGGTTCGACGCCACGTTGCGTTGAGTTCGACTTGGCGGCGCTCCCAGGCACTAGTTGCCATTCGCTCCCACAACGCCCGAAGTATGCGCCTGTCCGCGTCGGTCAGGCCGGCCGGTATCCTGCGGCTCATGATGCGCTCCCGATGAACAGGCAGTGATTTGAGACGGCGACTCGAACGTATGTTTTTTCCCGTAGTGATTCGGGATATGCGTCCGTTAGGAATTTCAGCGCAGCTCGCTTCGTCACTTCGATATGGGCCGATGCACGATAACCGCGCCGCTTGTCGTTCGCCTCGTCGATGCCGCCGATTTTGTCGTAGGCAAACTGACCGACGGCTACGTAGATGTTGTATCCGCGCACAGTGCGGACAAGTCGCTCCGCTTCGGTCGCCTCGACCAGATACGACAGAATCAGGCTAGTCGAACCTTCGTACCGGTCAACGAGCTGGCCCTCAACGGCAAGTTTGGGGTGCGTAAGGACGTTCGCGGCGTGGGGAACGAGTTCGGCTGCATTGAGTGTCATGATGCGATGCTCCTTAGATGACCGTCACGAATTCCAGCGCATTGAATTGGGCATCGAGAATAACGATCTTGCCATCGGCCGGAACGCTGGCAACCTCTCTGGCATGCTCCAGGCTTTCAGCGTGGTAAAGCATGGGGATGTGCTCTGCCTTCTCCGTATCGTCAATAAACACGAAGTACGGAGCGGGCCAGTGAGCTACGAGGGTGTGCTTGCCACCGCTACGGGTGGAAACTTCGAGCTTGAAACCGTTGGCGCTGGGCATTTGAGCAACTCCGTTCGATGTGGCGCTATAGTGCCGCAGTTTGACGGTACCGTCAAATTTGATTTTGTGAGCCGCGTCGCATATTCTTGCGCGCGGTGCCTGGGGCGGCTGTCGGCTAGACTCCACTCTGTAACCACTCGCGGGACGTACAGCCCGCGAGTGGGCCAGATTTACCATAGTTCCCATTATGGTAAGCTCCTGCGGGAACTATGTACGCCGTTGACTGGAAAAACCCCGATTACCTGCCTATTTGGCAGGAGCGCGCCCGCAGGCTAGCCAAGCTGCGCGCCGACCCGCTCCTACTCCAGCGCGTCAGGGCGTATTATCGCGATCACATCGCCGACTTCATAAACGATTGGGGCGTAACGGTTGACCCCCGTAACGTCGAGCGCGGCATACCGGCCCTCATGCCGATGATGATATTCCCGAAGCAGCGGGAGTTCATCGATTGGGTTATTAGCCGCTGGCGTGGTTCCGAATCGGGCCTGTGCGAAAAGTCGCGCGACGTAGGCGCAACGTGGCTCGCCGCTGGGATTAGCGTCGGGCTGTGCGTGTTTTGGGACAACGTTGGGATTGGTTTCGGGTCTCGTAAAGAGGAACTCGTTGACAAGATCGGCGACCCGAAGTGTATTTTCCACAAGATACGCACGTTTGTTCGCTACCTGCCCCGTGAGTTTCGAGGCGGCTGTAACCTCGACAAACACGCGCCGCACATGCGATGCATATTCCCGGAGCGTGACTCGCACATTGCAGGCGAGGCGGGAATGGACATCGGTCGCGGCGACCGTAAATCGATCTACTTCGTTGACGAAGCGGCTCACCTCGAACATCCGGAAGCAGCCGACGCGGCACTGAGCGCGACAACTAACTGTCGCATTGACATGTCGTCGGTCAACACGATGAATAACCCGTTTGCGCACAAACGCCACTCGGGCCGAATCAAAGTGTTTACGTTCTCCTGGCGTGACGATCCGCGTAAAGACCAAGCATGGTACGACAAGAAGTGTAGCGAGTTAGACCCGATTACCGTAGCGCAAGAAATCGACCTGAATTATCACGCTGCGGCTGAAGGCATCATCATCCCGCAGCAATGGGTGCAAGCTGCGATCGATGCACACGTCAAACTCAACATTGATGTGTCGGGCGCGCGGTTTGGATCGATGGACGTGGCCGACCGAGGCAAGGATAAAAACTCGTTCGTCGTGCGTCACGGGATACTCGTCGAGCATGCCGAGTCATGGTCGGGCCAGAATTCCGATATCTACCACTCCGTTGAAAAAGCCTTCGGCCTGTGCGACCGGTTCGGACTGAGCGACTTTCTATACGACGAAGACGGATTGGGGGCTGGCGTGCGAGGCGACGCGCGCAAAGTCAACGAAGCGCGCCAGCTCGAAAAAATGCGGTTCATTGGCGCGCATCCGTTCCGGGGCTCGGCGGCTGTACACGAGCCCGAGCAGTTCGTACCGCGCACCGATCGTAAAAATAAGGACATGTTTCAAAATCGCAAGGCGCAGGGTTGGTATGCGCTACATGAGCGATTCCGCAACACGTTTCGCGCGATCCGCGGTGAGGATTACGACCCGGATAGCATCATTTCGCTGTCGTCCAACATCCCCGAGCTAACACGGCTCACCGTCGAGTTGAGTCAACCGGTTTGGAAAACGTCCCAGACTGGAAAGATGATGGTAGACAAGACCCCTGACGAGGCGTTGTCGCCAAACCTTGCGGACGGCGTGTATATCGCCTTCGCACCCCGGCGCACGGCTATGGTCATCGATCCGTCACTATTGGACGGGACCGATCCAATCGATTAGACTTATTCCGTTCCTCTACCCCAATTTACGAGCTACGTCAATGCCCCTCGAAAAATCTGCATCCAAAGCCGCGTTTCGGCACAACGTGAAAGCCGAGGTTTCAGCGGGGAAGCCGCAGAAACAAGCCGTTGCGATTGCCTATTCTGAGCGTCGCGCCGCTGGCGGGAAGGACGAGCTACGCAAAGCGGTAGCGGCTGGCGCGAAGGAAGCCGAACACCAGCGCAAGGCCGAAGCGCTCATGAGCGGCCGGCACGTCAGCGGGCGCGATCGGAAGCGATGAAAACCTGCGGGCACTGCGGGACGGTCAACCTGCACCCCGACACACGACTGACCAAGCGGCCGTTGTGCAGTCAGTGCGGGAAGCCGTTGCCTGAGCATGGCAGTGTCCGCCCGGCGTACTCCGAACCAATCCCCTCAATCAACATCGAAGGCGTGTCGCTCCCTGGCGGCAACTATCGAACCAAACCGCGAGCCGTAGAATGAACTTCCTGAGACGTTTGTTTGGCATGGATTCCCCGGCCGTGATGCGTGTTGACGAGCGCGCTGCGCCCGGCCCGCTGTCGATGAAAGTTGACCCCGGCTTGCTCTCGATGCTCGACCAGAAGGCCGACAAGCTCGCCAACTATGGCGACTTGCCTGTCATCTCACGTCGGCTTGAACGGTACACGCCGCCGCCCGGTGTGGCGCCCCAAGGCTATGCGCCTCAGCTCGCAATGGACGACGCGACGAACGCGGCATTGTGGGAGTACGCGAACCAAACGTATTGCGGTGTTGGTTTTCCAGGGTATGCATATCTCTCGCAGCTTACTACCGTCAGCGAATATCGCGCGCCGTCTGAGACGATCGCCAGCGAAATGACGCGCAAGTTCATCGAGTTGAAAGTTGCTGGCAAAGCGAAGAAGGACGCCAAAGACTCGGAAGACAAAATACAGAAGCTCAACGAGGCAATGGAACTGTTTGGCGTGCAAGAATCGTTCTATCGCATTGCCGAACAAGACGGCTTTTTTGGGCGTTCGCAACTCTTTATCGACATCGATCACGATGGCCGCGACGAGAACGACGCGCGCAAGCTCCCGCTCGTCATCAGTCGGGAAACGATCAAAAAGGGCTCGTTGCAAAAGCTCAAAGTGATAGAGCCCATATGGACAACGCCCGCGTCGTATGATGCGAGCGACCCAACTTCAACCCACTTCTTTCGGCCGAAAGCATGGTACGTGCAGGGCCGAGAGATTCACCACTCGCGGTTGCTGACGTTCGTTTCGCGCGAAGTACCCGACTTGCTCAAGCCGGCGTTTAACTTCGGCGGAATGTCAATGTCACAGCTCATGGAGCCATACATTAGGCAATGGCTGCGCACGCGTAATAGCGTGAGCGACCTTATTCACAACTTCAGTATTATATTGCTGAAAACCAACATGTCGGCGGCGTTGGGTTACGGGGGCGGCTCCCCGACCGGCCCGCAAGGGGTGTTCGATCGCATACGGCTGTTCCTTAAGACCCGTGACAATCAGGGGATTATGACCCTTGATAAAGACACGGAAGAAATGGACCAAATAGCCGTGCCGCTGTCTGGGCTCGACGCGTTGCAAGCTCAGGCACAAGAGCATATGGCGAGTCCGAGTCATATTCCGCTCGTCAAATTGTTGGGCATCACGCCAACGGGGCTCAACGCGTCGAGTGAGGGCGAAATCCGAGTATTCTACGATTTCGTACACGCGATGCAGTCGCATTTGTTCCGCAAGCATTTGCGCACCGTATTGCAAGTGTTGCAGCTCCATTTGTTCGGTGAGATTGACGACGCCATTACGTTCGAGTTCGTGCCGTTGATGGAACTCGACGGCGAAGCGCTGGCCCGCAACCGCAAGAGTGATGCGGAAGCGGGGGCGACTTACATTGCGTCGGGCGTTATCGATGCCGCCGAGGAACGCGAGCGGCTACGCGCCGATCCGAACAGCGGCTATAACAACCTCGACGGGCCGCCCCCGGAACTCAGCCCCGATGAGGCGGCGGCCGAGGCGGATCGCATGCACCAATCGAGCGAGGCAGACAAGGCACGGGAGCACACCTCGCAGGAAGCAGCGAAGAATCGCGAGGTTCCTTCGGGAACTAAAAAGCCGAGTTGACGGCTACGGCAAAGCTGCGGTAACGTGGCGGCGCATTCAGACTTTGGGGGCCGTATGGGATGGGTGATAGCTGCCGCGTTCATTTTGGGAATTGTCATCGGCTTTCTCATCGCCGATAACGCGCCGGGTCCGTTCTGATGGCTCATTGGTTTGCGGTTTTCGGCGCCTCGTTCCTATACGTGATGTTGCGGGCTTTTCAGCAGCGGAACGTGTCGTACGACAACTACGCCTGGATTGTCCCCACATCGTACAGTATGGCCATTGTTGACACGCTCGTCATGTCATGGGTTGCCAAGACAGGCTGGTCAACTCCCTTCGTGTTTATTTTTGGTACCGGCTCCGCGCTAGGTTGTATAGCCGCAATGCAATTTCATAAACGCTACGTCAAGAGATAACCGCACATGAACGTTCCTGCTATTGTTGTTGAGATTGTCGAAATCGGCCCCACTCCCGAAGAGAAGCGTCATCTTGCTGAACTCGCAGCGCGTGTTGCAGGCGGCATGATGGCGGATGCACAGCAGCTTCTCAGCCTGGGCGTGCTGTCCGAGGCGGGCGCGGTTGCGGGAGTGGCCGACGTGTCGGTATCTGTGGCGTTGGAAATCATCCGTAACATTGAGGGCCGGTTCCCATGAGCGACGCACAGACTCTTGCCGAGATTCAGCAGCGTATCGCGCGGTTGCCCGATCCGCAGCGCCAAGCCGTCGAAACGTGGGCGAAGTCATTTCGCGAAGCGACCAAACGAGACCCGAACGCGCTTTTGGCGTTTGCATTGGTCGGAGCGGAACTGTCCGCGTCGTGAAACTCCGCGCTCTTCAACCGACAACGCTCGACCCCGTACAGCCTAACATCGGGGTCGAGCGTTGGTATTACGCGCAGTTATCGCGCGAGCTTGAAACCATGTTCGCCGATGTGCTCGGCGATGTGTCGGTTGCGTGGCTCGAAACGCCCCCTATTCTCGCAGGCGATGCCAGCCTATCGTTGACATTGCGCCGTCGTTTGGGCGCTTGGGGCGTGCGTTGGGTTAAGCGGTTTGATCGCATGTCGGAAGATATTGCCCGACAGTTTGTAACAAAGAGTTTCCAAGCGGCGCAAGTGTCGATGCAGGCGTCGCTAAAAAAGGCCGGATTCACGGTTGCGTTCAAACCAACAACTAAGAGTGTAGAAGCCTTTCGGGCGGCGCTCAGTGAAAACGTTAACCTGATCCGTTCTATTCCACAGCAGTTTTTGAAGGATGTCGAAACGCACGTTTGGCGCGGCGTAACGCAAGGCTCGAAGCTCGGCGAGGTGTCGCGCAAGCTGCGAGAATCCTACAACGTGAGCGTTAAGCGCGCGGCGCTCATTGCTCGCGACCAGAACGCGAAGGCGAAAGCTTCAATAGAGTCGGCACGGCGTTTAGAGCTTGGCGTCACGAAGGCGATTTGGCAGCATTCCCACGGGGGCAAAGAGCCCCGCCCGTCACACGTGGCGATGAACGGTAAAGTGTTCGACATCGCCAAAGGCATGTGGGATGCAGACGAAGGGGAATACGTATGGCCCGGAACGTTAATAAACTGCCGTTGCACAAGCCGCGCCGTCATACCCGGATTCAACGACTGAAAAAACCTACCGTCACGAGTATCCGCCAACTTTACAACACGACTTGGGTCGCCGTCGGCGAATACGAGTACGACGTATGCTGCGGTTGTGGGCTGACACATCGGGTCCGCTACCGTTGGAATAGTCAGAAGCAATGTCTTGAGGAACGTTGGACCGTCGTTAAACCGTTAGAGGTTGTTTCAAATGGGAAGCGCAAAGACAGCTCGAAGCCTGGACACATTCCGCGCCGCGTACGATAAAGGCGTCATTGTACCGAACAAGATACGGGCAGCACTAGAGAAACTGGAGAAGGACGAAGGCCCGACCGCATGGCGCCACGATAACGAAATCCGCGAACTCGCCGGTATCAGCACAACGGAACTCGCTGAGTTTCGCGACCGGTTTCAAGACAACATCGTTGTCACGGCCGGAGGCAAGGGGAAAAATGTTTGGTTCGCCACGGTGAAGGCAGCGAAGGAAGCCGCCAAAATACCGGGCATGAAATCGATGAAAGAGGTTTGATTCATGGGCGGCAAGACGTTAGACGAATTCAGGCGGTTGCATGACCCGATGTTCGGTATTCATGCGCCGACGCATGTTTACTCGCGCGAACTGCCGCCCTTCAGTAAAGCGATTGTCGTAGCGGCACAGAATGCCACACCCGTACACGCGGACTTTTGGGCCTGCCTGCTGACCGCAGCCAAGCGGCTCAAGGCCGAATTGTTCGTGATCCCGACGCGATACAAAAACCCAACGTCGCATTGGTCAGGCTCGCAGAAAAATGCCGAGTATTACGACCCGGCCGTGGTCCCGTACCTGTGGAATCAGCGGTTGAACCTCAACGCCAATCTGACATTGTTGGCTGACGTTCCGACACAGCCCACGGCCGCACAGCCGCTCGCTAGCCTTGACGGTATGAGCCATGCATCAAGCGGCATCGTCGGACACATGAAACTTCAGTACAAGACCGTGCCTACGCCCGGTAGCCGCATGGCGAAAATTCTGACTACAACGGGCGGTTGCACCGTTTCTAACTATACAGAAAGTCGTAACGGCAAGATTGGCGAGTTTCACCATTCGTTGTCGGCCGTACTCGTGGAACTCGACGGCGAGCGGTTCCACATGCGCCAACTTCATTTCAGCAAGCAACATGCAGCCGTGACCGATGGCGCCAAAGGCGTCGTGTACAAGGCGAACGGCAGGACGTGCAAAGCGCCCCGCCCTCTCGCGTTGGGCATGGGCGATACACATGTTGACGTTATCGACCCGGCTGTCGAGCGCGCGACATTCGCCGACGGGGGAATTATCGATACATTGCGCCCGGAGTATGTTGTTTACGCTGACCTACTCGATTGTCATGCTGTCAACCCGCACGACCTGAACGACCCTTTCATACAGGCGGCGAAGTACGATGCCGGCCGGAACGACATACGGGCCGAGGTCAACCGGGCTATTGAGTTCGTGCGTACTCGCACGTTTAGGGGCGTGACCAACGTAATCCAGGCGGCGAATCACAACGACATGTTGCGCCGCTGGGTGTTACGTGACTTCAATTGGCGTCTGGACCATGTAAATTCAGACTTTGGCCTTGAGACTGCTTTACACATGCGCCGCAACGTTCGCATGGCGCCGACGGGGCCGGAGTACCCCGATCCGTTCAAATACTGGTTCGACAACGCGAAGGTACCGCAAGCCCGCGTGTTGGACCTTGACGAGTCGTTTATGCTCGCCAACGTGGAATTGGGGATGCACGGCGACATTGGTCCGAACGGATCGCGCGGGAGCCGCAAAAACCTCGCGCGCATCGGTACGAAGTCAATCATTTTCCACAGTCATAGCCCCGGAATCGAGGAAGGTTGCTATCAGGCGGGCACATCAACGTTGCTGCGGCTCGCTTATGTCAAAGGCCCGTCGTCGTGGCTCAACACTCATGTACTATTGCAACACGACGGCAAACGGCAGTTAATCAACATCATTGACGGAGTTTGGCACGCATGACCGCACCGATTGATGACGGCAACGAGAGCATTCTGCAAGAGGCGCACCGATTGACCCACGGCAATCGCAATGCCGACTACGGGCATCCGCTCGACGACTACACGCGCACGGCGGCATTAGTGTCCGCCCTGTTCGCCCACAAGCTCACGGAGCCGCTCACGGCCGATGAAATGGCGTTGGCCATGGTGTGCGTGAAACTCTCGCGGCAAGCGCACAAGCCGAAACGTGACAATATGGTAGATGCGGCCGGTTATTGTTGGGTCGCTCATGCCTGTCTCGAAGAAGCGGCCCGACGTATGGCCGTGGCTGGTGAACCCGTCGCCTATACGCCCGCAGTTCTTCCGCCGCCAACTCCGGCGCCGATGGCTGTCGAACCCTGCCGAGACTGCACCCCGGAGCGTGCGTGTAGAGTTCACCGAGCCGCATCGGGCGGAACGACACATGTATGCAAGGGCGGCAAGCCAGCCCCCGGTTACTCCGTTGAGTGCCCTACCTGCCAAATCCGGTAATTTGCCATAACCTCGGCGCATGCTTTACCATATGAGGCATGCGCCGAACTCTTGCCCGTGAAATTCTCGCGTTCGACAAGCTGTCGATGCGCTCCTACGACGTGGACGGGCGGTTGCACGTTGCTTCGTGCAACATCAGCAAGGCGACCGTAAACCCCTACCGGGGCCGGGAAATTCCCGGTCATGAACAGCTCGGACTCGACCCCGATCGTGTGTACCAGCTCTACCGGGACCCCGACGAACTCGCGCGCGCCGCGCCGACATTCACGAACCTGCAATTGTTGATGACCCACACGGCCGTCAACGCCGACGACCCAAAGTTACAAATAACCGTGGGAACTATCGGGAGTGACACCCGTTTCGAGTACCCCTATTTGAAGGCTTCCGTGGCCGTGTGGACGGCCGAGGCAATCAAGCTCATTGAGTCAAAAGCGCAGGCGCAGCTTTCTAGCTCGTATCGGTACACTGCCGATATGACTCCGGGCGTGACACCGCAGGGGGTTGCATATGACGGAGTAATGCGACATATTATAGGTAACCATGTTGCATTGGTTGAGGAAGGCCGAGCCGGCCCCGATGTCTGCGTATCCGATTCCCTACCATTGGAATTCCGAACCATGAAGTTTCCCAAGTTGCTTGCGCTGCTGAAACCTTATCTGAAGGCGAACAGCGACGCTGATTTGCTCGCCCTCGATTCCAAGCTCGAAGAGGCGATGGACGAGCGCGACGAGGAAGAGGAAAGCGCCGAAGACGAAGCGGAGCTGGAGCGCGAGACAAATGGCCGCCCGGACCCGGAGCATACGAACCGGAAGGCTAAGGACAAGAAGCGCGCGAAGGACAAGAAGCACGCCAAGGATGCGGGCTCTCTCGGCGCGAATCCCCACGGTGCGGACGAAGCGCCCGAGTCGCCGGAAGGCGGCGCGCGCAAGCCGTCTGGCGCCAATGACTCGGCGGAGTTCATCACGAAGGCTGATGCCGACAAGATGGCGACCGATGCCGCCGACGCTGCGGTCAAGCGCGTGAACGCGCTGCACAAGGCGCGCAAGGATGTCGAGCCGCTGGTGGGCATCGTCGCATTCGACAGCGCGGAGCAGGTGTACGAGTTCGCCCTCAAGCAGTGCGGCGTTGCGCTCGAAGGCGTGCCCGCAACTGCGTACGGCGCGCTCGTGGCGGCCGAACTGCGCGGCCGGTCCCGTGCCACCCCGGCGCCTCGGCTCGCCTCGGATGCAGCGCCGGGCGTCATGGCGGCGATTCCTGGCCTTGACCGCTTCGGGTTGATGTAACCCGCAGTGTGCTGACGATACCGTCAAACTGACAAGAGCGTCAAATGGGCTTTCAGCAATTCGTCAATTTGCAGCCGGTGCCGGGCGTTTCGGGCGACTTCGCGGGCTCCAACCCGCGCATGTCCGCCAGTGCCCCGGTCGGCGGGTACGTGGCGGCCCCTAACGTCACGGTCAACGGCGTGGCCGTCCCGGCGTTCGTCGTTGGCCGCTTCGCGTGGGGTGTGCCGAACAACGGTGACCCGACTCTCGGGCCGGCGCAGGCGGCGAACTACTACCAGCCCAAAGCGGTGCTTGGGTTCGTCCATCGCGAGAATCAAGCGATTATCACGGCGTTCCTGGGCGACGATGTGTTGGCCGTGCCGGCCGGCTACCAAGTCGGCATGATGTCGCGCGGCGACTTCTGGTGTGACTTTAGCGCTTCCAAATTCGGCATGGGGCCGGGCGCAACCGTCGGACAGAAAGTCTACGCCGATCCGTTAACCGGTCAGGCGTATGCGGCGGCGGCCGGCGCCGGCGTATCGATTGCCATTACTGCATCGCTCGCGTCCACTGGTGTGCTCACCGTGACCGCTACGGCCGGCACGCTCGCGGCCGGTCAGGTCATTACCGGTGCGGGTGTTCCGGCCGGTTCGTACATCCAATCGCAGCTCACCGGTACAGCGGGCTCGACGGGCACATACCAGCTCAACAATGGCGCGACCGTCGCGTCGGAGTCGATGACTGCGACCGGGCCAATCGAAACCCCGTGGTACGTGACGCAGGCGACGCCCGCCCCGGCCGCCTTTACGGGCGCCGTCGCAGCGAATACCGGCGTGCTCACCGTTTCGGCGGTCGCCTCCGGCGCGCTAGCGGTGGGCCAGCGCGTCAGCGGAACCGGGCTCGACCCGCATACAGCAGTCATTACGCGCCAGCTCACCGGTACGGCGGGCTCGACGGGCACGTATCAGCTCTCCTACTTCGGGGCGGCCGTCGCGTCGGAATCGATGACGGCGAGCGCGGGCATGGTCGGCAAAATCTCGACTTGGCAGGCGGCGTAACCCATGAGTTTCCAGACGAAAATCAACATCGTTCCCGGCCCTGCGGAACCCGGCGATTTCATTGGCGTGAACCCGCGCGCTGTCGTGCTGGCCGGTCCGGGCCAGTACGTGGCCGACCCGGCCAACGGCCTGATTGTGGGCAACTTCGCTTGGGCCGACCCGGCGAGCGTGAACACGAGTCAGGCGAGCCAATCCGGTTGGCAGATTGGTTTTGTCCACCGTGAAAACAATGCCATCATCACGCAGTTCCTTGCGGAATATGCGTACCTGATTCCGGGCGGATATCCGGTGACGTTGTTCTCTCAGGGCGATTTCTGGGCCAAGTTCCTGAGCGGTGCAGTGCCCGGTCAGTCCGTGTATGCGGACAGCGTGACC